GCATGGAAGCTTATCTAGTACAGATAATAGCTCAGATGTCTTATGAATCTTTCCTGTGCGGAAGGTGTATTCTGAGCAAAGCGCTTTGAAGTGAGCATAGAGCCATTGGTAATTGGCTGAGGTTGAGTGACACCACTTGATAGAGGGGTGCCCAGAATGCGTGGGTTTGTAACCAACTTGCACACCATCAAGGACAAAGTGTGCTGTAGACAGAATCTGAGCACTTTCCACAATCATTTTTCGGCAGTGAACATTGCATTGATCTTGTGCTGCTTTGATTGGGCACTTGTTGGTTACAAAGATATTCACAATTTAATCCTCAGAGGTTAACCAGTTCTGAAACAAGCTTCTCATACGTTTAGACAAAATGCAAATCTTAATTGGTTTTCCATCACGAATTTGTGAGCGCCAAACAAACTGAACCAACTCAGACAATGCAAACTGATTGTTGTCAACATCCACACCATAATCTTGTAGGAATGAAGAAACAGAAACATGAGGAAAACGGTTATAAGCATGCACCAATACAGAACGGTCACGATAAGCATTTGTAGCTCTTGCTGTACAAGCTAGGAAGCAGCCTTGAGCAATACCATCCTCGTTAATCTCTCCATCACCTGCACTGTATCCTCTAGGAGAAACTTTCCTTGCACCTGAACGTGTCTGATTGACAAGAGTTGAAGGAACGCACCAAACAAGATCAGTATTACGAGCTTTGTTAGCATCTCCAATTGCACGAATAGACTTACCAATTGCTGTCAAATCTTTCTGCGTAGCTTTAGAATACCAACTAGAAGACAAACTTTCTCCTGCCCACTCTTTAACTTGTTTATCGCCTACAAATTCAATAAGTGGAATCAGGTTAGATTTACTTTGTTCATTTAGTGTTATCTCTGTAAAGTCAACAACTTCAATTCCTTTAAGTTTAAGGAATGAAGACATGATACTACCTTTAAAAAGATAAGTAAGAACAATTACCCTTTCTGCTGAATGAATCAAACCGATTGGTAGTTGAGTTACAAACATACTATCACTACGTTTAGCTTGATAAATCATTCCCAGCTTGCACATATTGGCAAGCTTAGTGTATTTAGCACCATCTTTAATCTCATCATTAAGCCATACTAAACGACCATCTTCTTCAACTTCAATCTGTTTCAGATCTTTAAGGTAGTCAAAGTCAGATTTAGTATAACCAGCATTCAGTGGTTCAATAAAACTTACTTCTTCATCAAGGATCAGCGTATATTTATTTTGTTTAATCCAGAACAGATGTGGTTGTTTAAGGCTTGAGTACAAAGAGTGAGTAATAGAAATATTAACACCTGACTGTAACAAATCTAAAAGGTGCTCGCCCTTAGTGTCGAACTCTTCTGTACTAGGTGCAATGAACTTAGATTGAACACAGAAATCTACAACTCTCCCCTCACTCTCACTTAAAAGTGGTGTTACATACAAAAATGGTGTTGAAGGGTTAGCCTCACACCATTGTAAAATGGAAGTAGTTTTACCACTACCCATTAGCTTATCTAAAACCTCAATTTTAAAAGCCATTTTTCTTTTATCTCTCTTCTCTAGTATCTAGTTCTTTTAAGGGCTGATTTCTCAAACCCTTGTATTACGTGGCCTATAGGGCAGTTGTAGGGTCATTTCTCGACACTCCTTGTCGTGGCATTTGTCAAGATTTAATCCTCTCTCCATTGTACAACAATCTCATCAGTCTTGTAATCATGAAACTCAAAGTATGTCAACCCATCTTTAGGCTTAGGATTTAGCACACTGTCATTACAAGGAAATCCTTTCTCTTTCAGGAGAGACATGATTGAGTAGTTAGGTGGTTGTTTTAGGATATCATTCATTCCTATACGGATTTCTTTAGTCTTTCTCATAAAACACCCAACCTCTGTTCAGCATCACATCAGTAGACAATCCGTAAGTTCGATAACCACCTTGACGTTTCCATACTGACCAACCCCACACAACCGGCTTACCTGTCTGGTTACTTACTAAACATTTCATTTCACCATGTTCTGGATGAACAGCTTTAAGTTCTTTATTCCAAAAGACAGAAACATTAGGATCAATCATTGTATTTCTCCTTAATTTGTACAACCAATTTATTGATAAATCATCTCACATTCACCCCTCAAATAGCAAGGAAACGAAGATGGTATTATTTCAAGTGGTTAGGGATTAACTTGAGAACAATTCATGACGCCTCTTCTTCAAGAGCTTCTAGTACGAACTGCTCAACCTGTTTCCAAGCTTCATAGAAATAGACATCTTCTTGATCGACCACCTCTTTCATGTAAGCTAACATGTGCTTCTGTAATTCGTTCATGATTAATCCTCAATCCCATCATCAAAATGTCTACGAATCAAATACTGTCGCCACTCTTCACTTACTTCATAATCTTTCTTTGTGTGGTTGTCAAAGAAATACATAACCCAACCACTGCTACCAATGATACCACCTTCTCGGATAGGTTTACCCCAAGATTCCTCTACATTCAGCACTTCACCTTGAACATATGTAGATGCAAGATAGCGTGATTTACTGAGCACAACAGAGGAGTATTTCTTTCCTGAGTGTAAATGTGTAACGTACCAAGCTTTAAGGTCAGTCATTATAAACTTCCCCGTTTAGCTTTCATAAAATCAGAATAGTGGATTAGTGAACCATTGAAGAACATAGATTGACCTTCAAATGTCCATTTCTTATTATTGTAGAAAAGGCACTCATACACATTTGCTCGATAAACAACCCACTCTTCAGTGGACAATTCATGGCCTGCACCTGTCATTTTATTTTTCATATTGCTCATCCTCTGCATCGTTCATGGCTTTAAGAGCAAAAATCAACTCCTCTTTTGTGGCCTTTATTCCCGGATTCCCTCCACACGCCTCCCAAGCTTCTTGGATCAGGTCATAGAGAGGATCAACCCATGCTACATCAAACCTAGGACACACATCAGACAACTTCCTGACATACGTATCATAGTCCATAAAATTCCCTACAACAAAGAATATTCCTTGACTGTTCATAACAATCATTTCTCCCTCTTTTAGCTTAATCTTCTGTCCCGTAGATGTGTCGATTATTTTGAATTTCTTTTTCATTCTACTTCCCTCTTTGCATCTGATCGATTATAATCCACAAGATCCTCAATCATCTCCACCAGCTTATCATAGTCACGATCTGGAGAATACCCACCATAAAGGGATTGCAGATTTTCTTTAATTTCTTCAAACAGATCTTCATTACTCATAAAAACCTCCTCATTGGTTGATGTGTCTAGGATAACGTCATCAGCTCATTCTGTCAACACCCTTTCGAAAAATCTTCTGACAGAGTGTAGATAAATCTACCAAACAAATTTGCTAGACAAACCTACTGAATAAATTTACCAAATGGATGTGCCCAAGGGGTTTCCCTGAAGAAGGTGTGCCTTGAATAATATTTTAAATCAACCCTTGACAGGTGTGGAGGTGAGGGGTAGCATTGGTGTATCTGAAGTGAACACATAGGAGCAACAAATTATGTATTTTCAAATCACCTACAAAGCTGGTAATGGCGAGCTGCTGAACGATTACTTAATGGAAGAATCAGACATCAAGAAAGCTCGTTGGTTCGCTGAACACAAGGTAGATGGTAGCTACGGAGAGACAGACTTGAAGCTTCATGGCATCAAGCGTATCTCTAAAGCACAAGCAATAAAAATGTTTGACAGCAACTGTGTGGCATGGTGCAATGAGCCGTATTGGGATTGAGAGAACCTCTTGACCCCTCACAAACAATGTGACAAGATGCTGTGAATGCTTAGAGATTTAAGCAAATAAATTTGAATAATTATTAATGTAATGCTATGCAGCGAAAGCTATTCGAAGAATGGCGGCTGTGGGAGAAATGGGATGAGTGAAGTACATTGCACAGGTCACGTAGACTATGACCCAAAGAAGATTGTTAAGGTTCAGATTACAGAAAAGGTCACTTACTTGTCTGAAGTGGAAATGACCGAATCTGAGTACAAAGATTGGTGTGATCGTATTGACAACGCGAGAGGCTGGGAAAAGGAATCTGTGGGTGAAGAGTTGATGGACCTGTGTCGGTTGAGTCGTATCATGGATGGAGACTATCATGATACACAGGTCGAAGACTTTATTTGTCCAGAATTTGAGGAGAATAAATAATGATTGATGAACATATGCAGCAACTAAGTGAGATGGAAAATAAATTGAATGGCTGGGAGGGTCAGGTGATGAGTGATATTATTGGTTATGAAGTGGTAATGTTTCAGGGTGAAGAAGATGGCGTTAGTATCTTCGGAAGCTCTGATGTAAAAGAGTGTAAGACTTTTGCAAAGAAAGGACGGAAGCAATTTAAGACTTTTGTTGAGAATGGTTTTCCTGTAGAGTCGTTGCCTGAGTTTGCTATCATAGCGTATCATACGGACCAGATTACTAGTTTTGTAGAGGATGAACAGGAATGAACACACCACAAGCAACAACACCAGTATTGAAAGTAATTTCTATCGATGATCTTGGTGTCAATATTGTAGAACTCCCATATGGTAACTTCCTTGTGGATGGTGAGGTTGTTAGCAATACTGGCTACAACTCCTATAACAGTAAACACCAGATTGCAGCTAAAGATGTTGAAAATGTCCGTTCTATCAGTACACGGAATATTCTTGTTGAATATGTCCCTGCTGTAGATGATGGCTCAAATGATCACATGTCTATTGAAGCCTACAACCGCATCAAGTCTGAGCTTAAGATTAATTGTACAGAAGATGAAGACGGAGATATTGACTGGAATGATTTGGACTCTGAGTTTGCATATCGTAAGTTCGTATCATTCTGGAAGCCTATATATAAAGAAGATATTACATATTCAGAACCTCAGTTGATTGATCGTAGCCACATTCGTCAAGATTCAGGTAACCCTTACATTGTTGCAGGCTTCCTCACTGGACGTTCCGACGTTCCTTTGTATAGCTATTCTCGTTCAAATGCCGTAGCATCACTGTTGGCTAAGAAGTTTGAAAGTCTTGGTATGGAATTTAAAGAGGGACTTAGCTATTCACAAACAGAAGGTAAGAAAGTTTGGAGTAATTCCACTCACTCTGGCTTGGAATACGTGACAGCGTTTGGTAAATATATTATCGGTAAAAACATTGTAGCCAAGACACGAGGTGAGTTTAAAGGCTCATTTGAACATCTTGAAAAGATTTACAAAGAAGACAAAGAGTTTATTGAAAACCTGATTCAACTGGGGTACAATTTACATTTTCGTAACGAAGGTGCTTCAACTGTGCTACTAGGCGAAGTACATAATGGGATTAAAACTTGTATCGCCTATGTAAACACAATGGATGTTAAAGTGAAGTCTGAGACTAGTAAACGTTCGGCACTTGCACAACTCAATAAACTTCTTGAAAGTGTTAATCAGGAGATTTTGAAATGAGTGTTCTTAAAGACGGGCTAAAAGAAACCAAAGTTATTTATGAACTTGTTCCAGATCAGATTAAAGTGCTGATTGCAAATGATTTGGATGTACCTGTCGAGAAAGTCAGTGTACACTACGTTATCCAAGAAGTTGGGGGCGACCCTTTGGACCGTTACCGTGGAACCGACACTGTGACTAAAATTATGGTGACTGTGAAATGATTCCAATCTATGACATCTACTATGAGCGGAAAAATGGAGATGTTGTGTTTTGTGGGAGCTTAGAATCTCTTCTTGAAGCTATCGAAGAGATTAATATACTTGGAGCTGAATTCCCTGAACATCACTATTGGTATGAAGTCACTTATGCAGAGCCATAATAACCATTGTTATTCTTGAAGCAATTTGATTAATATTCTTTGCAGGGTGTTGGAGGGGAGAAGAGCGTGAGTACGCGAAACAAGTTCGCTTTCATTCAGTCGCCATTGGGCTTTAGGAGCATAGAGATTTGAGTAACATTCGAAAAGTGATTGAACACTACACGGATTTTTCTGGAGAGAAACTCTGTTGTCCAATTCACGGAGAAAACACACCATCACTTCAGATTTATGAAGATACTAATTCATGGTATTGTTGGGGAGCGTGTGGTGAAGGTGGTGATGAAATCGCATTTGTTAAAAGTATTGATGGTGTAGACTTCCCTGAAGCTGTAAAGAAAGTCTGTGAAATTCTAAATATTACCAAAGAGGAGCTTATGGAAAGTAAAGATAAAGAAAAGGTGGTCACTAAAGTATCTTCAGAAAATGCTGAAGCTATGGATATTGAAGAAGTAAAAGAACTTATTCGTTCCACTGGGTATGTCAGTCATGGCTACCGTGGAATTCGTGATGAGATTAACAAATTCTTTGGTCATTTGACTAAGCTTGATGAAGCCGGCAACGTACTTGCTCGATACTACCCGGAAACTAATAACTTTGGTAAATTGACAGGTTATAAATGCCGCAATCACCCCAAGGACTTTAGTCACGGTAAGGTGGGAGCTACAGGCAATAAGAGTCAACTGAGCGGTCAAGTTAAGTTTAAATCACCTTCCAAGTATGTACTCTACGTGGGCGGTGAAGAAGATAAAGCTGCTGCATACCAGATGCTTAAGGAGAATCGAAAGGATCAGGAGTTCGATTCTATTCCTGTGGTAAGTCCAACGTCCGGTGAAGGGAGCGCAGCAAAACAAGCTGCTATGCAATATGACTGGTTCGACCAATACGACATTATTGTGATTGGGATGGATCAAGATGAGGCTGGTATTAAGGCAGCTAAAGAAATTGCAAACGTACTGCCGAAAGAAAAGATTCGAATTGCTACATGGTCGGGCAAAGATCCAAATGCTATGTTGATTGATGGCAAAGAGAAACAGTTTGTTCGTGATTTCTACAACGCTAAAGAATTCATTAGCAGCGGTATTTCCTCTTCTGGTGATGCTGAAGCTGGTTTGGCTGAGTTCCTGACAGCACCAAAGATTGGTCTGCCTCCTCAACTGAGTAAGCTTGAAGCTGCAATGCGTGGTGGTATTAAATCTACTGGTTCTGTTGTGAATATCATTGGTGACACGAGTATTGGTAAGAGCTTTTTGTCTGACACTCTGATTTACCATTGGTTGTTCAATAGTCCTCGTGTTCCAACTATTGTAAGTCTTGAACGTACAAAAGAAGAGTTGACAATTGATTTGCTGTCAATGCACCTTAAGAAAAACCTGATGTGGTTTACAGATGGTCATGATGCTGTTGATTATCTGAACCAGCCTGAAGTACAAGTATTGAAGAATAATCTTCTGTACAATGAAGCTGGTGAACCTCGATTCTTTATTATTGACGAGCGAGAAGGTGAAATTGAGCTTCTTAAGCGTCAAATGGAGAAAAGTGGTAAAGTAAATGATTCTCGCCTTATGGTGATTGATCCACTCACTGACTTCCTCCGCTCTCTTGGTACAGAGGTTCAGGAAAACTTTATGATGTGGCAAAAGCTGCAAAAGAAGAATGGGTTTGTATTCATTAATATTCTTCACACACGTAAGCCACCAACTGATAAAGATGGTAATGTACGTAAAGTTACGGAATATGATGCGTTAGGGTCCGGGACATTTATCCAGTCAGCAGACGTGAACATTGTGATCAATCGTGATAAGATGGCTTCAGATCCGATTGAGAAGAATACGACCTATGTTGACATGCCTAAGTGTCGTGGGGGTATCACTGGTGAGATTTGTGCGCTATACTATGACGCTGAAACTCGTCAGCAATATGATCGTGATGAATATTTTCAAACGCCAATACAGTCACCTCCCGAATACCTTTCGGAAGAGATTAGCTTTTAAGGAGAAATTGTGAGCAACGATATTGTCTATGACATTGAGGCCGATGGGTTCGTTTTTGAGTCAACGAAAGTTTGGACAATTTGTTTGACTCATGTACAGACTAAAACTAAGCTGAAAATCAATCCCTTTAAAGATCCAAATGCTAAGGAGAAATTTCTAAAATTCATCTTCTCGTTTGGTGAATGCCCTAATATTATTGGGCACTTTATTTTGGGCTACGATAATTTCGTTGTTCAGAATCTTCTTGGGATTAATTTTACAGTTGGTAAAGACACGATTGAAGGTAAACCAGTTCAGTTTATTGATACTCTGTACCTCTCTATGTTCCTAAACCCTGATCGGGTCGGGCATAGTATCGAGGCTTTTGGTGAGGAATTAGGGCTTCCAAAAATTGATTGGCGAGCAAAGGCAGTTGAGCTAGGCCTTATTGAAAGGAATGCCCCAAACGGCGCAGAATTCCAACAATGGCACCCAGAAATGGACGTGTATTGTGACCGAGATACAGACGTAAACGTCTTGGTTTATGAATATCTGCAAAAAGAGTGGCGACAAGTATACGGAAAAGAATTTTCTATTACTGATGCTTATAAGTGTGGGCAGAAATCTTTCTATCTGATGTCTTGTCAAGAACTTACAGGTTTCAAGTTTGATGTTGAGGGGGGTAAGAAACTAGCAATCCGTATTGAACAGATGATGGAAGAGATTCGTGCAGAAGTTGAACCACAACTACCTCCGCGTGCTCTGAAAAAGTCTGAAGAATCTTTTTATTCGATGCCAGCTAAGCCCTATAAAAAGGACATGACATATAGTTCAGCTTGGCTTAAGTTTGTTGAGAAACACAATGGTAAAGAACTTGAGCACAGTTTTGAAGGTGATCGTTGGGAATTCTATGGGAAGGAATACTTTGTAGAACCCGGACAGATGCTTGATATTAAGTTGCCAATGGAAATGGCTAACCAAGATCAAATGAAAGATTGGTTCTTGGAATCTGGATGGCAGCCAACACTCTGGAACTTTAAGCGAGGGCCAGACAATAAGCCAATGCGTGATCCTAAGACACGCCAATTAATCCAGACAAGTCCCAAGATTCAGGAACAGGGGAAGTTGTGTAAGAACCTTGAGAGGATGGAGGGACCGCTTGTTAAATTGGTTGTGAAGTGGCTTAGTTTGCGAAACCGTCAGTCTGTGTTGAATGGCTGGTTAACAAATGATCGTCTACAAATGGATGGGCGGATTGGTGCAGGCCGTAGTGGTATTGCTGCAACTCACCGGCAAAAGCATAAAACTTGTGTGAACGTGCCTAAAGCATCAGAGAAGGTATTGCTTGGTAAAGAATTCCGTTCATTATGGATTTCCGATGATGGGATGTTGATTGCTGCTGGGGATGCCGCTGCGTTAGAGGGACGGGTTCAGGGACATTACTGTTTTAAATATGATGGTGGTGCAACCGCTGAAGAATTGTTAAAAGGTGATGTCCACTCTAAGAATGCTTTTGCTTTCTTTGGACATGAGAAAGACTTGCAGCAATTTGATTTCCATAGTCCAGACTTCAACAAGGAACATCCGAAATTCAAGCCGTATCGGGACAAGAGTAAAAACGGATACTACGCCTGTATGTATGGCTGTGCTGGACCTAAGCTCGCCTCTACCTTGGGTCTTCCTGTAAAGATGGGCAATGATAAGTTAGAGGCGTTCTGGGAAGCTAACCCAGCAACGAAAGCCCTGAAAGAGAACCTAGAGAGATATTGGGAAAGTGTTGGGCGTAGTAAATATCTGCCCGCTATTGATGGTCGTATGCTTTGCACACGTAAAAAGTCCGCATTGCTGAATACAATTTTCCAAAGTTGTGGCGGTATTTCCATGGACTATGCACTTTGTTTTATGGATGCGTGGCTTGGGGGCCTGAAGTGGAAAGATCGTAAACCCCACTACGTCTACAAAGGATTTATTGTAAAGCGTGTTGCCTATATGCACGACGAAGTAGAATTTGAGTGTGAAGAACCAATTGCAGAGGAAATTTCAAGAATGATCGAACGGGCTATTGAAAAAGCAGGTTTGTATTTAAATCTAAAAGTCCCTTTGGCGGGAGAAGGTAAGGTGGGGAAAAGCTGGTGCGAAGTTCACTAAGAGAGTTTTTCATTAATCAGATACCATTCGATAGGAAAAATGAAGGTGGTATTTATAAAATACAAAACCTGATAAACGGAAAAGTATATGTAGGTAAGACTGTTAATTTCCGTAAAAGGTATGTATCATATAAGTCCAGTTACTTTAACAATACACCGAGACAGATCAATGCTTACTTCAGAAGCGCTATAGATAAAACAAAACCTGAGAACTTTAGCTTTTCTGTACTTGAGTTCTGCGATGTTGATATCATGGCTGAAAGAGAATTGTTTTGGATGGTTGAGTTATCCTCGACAGATTCAGAGAAAGGATATAACCTACGAATGGATTCCTCTACAGGAATGATTACTCACGATTCAACACGAGAAAAGATTTCCAATCGTTTGAAAAAGGAGTATAGTGACGGAACACGTTCTGCTGAAGAGATGGGAGTTTTCTTTAGTAAAATGTGGGAAGATGAAGAGCTAAAAGACCAGATGAGGCAACAAATCTCAGAAAGTCGAAGATCTTTCTTTATCCAGAGCACGAAAGATGGTAAAGTAGTTGCTGTGTGGAACGGTGTCAATCAGGTTATGAACCACAACAAAGACTACAAGTGGCAGAACGTCTGCGGCATGCAATGGAAACAAGAAGAATTATCGTGGTTTCTTGTGGAAACGTGTTGATGAACTTGAGGAATGGATGCTAGACTATCTCGTGACGGATAACACTGATTTAGCGGGAAGAAGTGCTGATGAAAGCGTCTATCAGACTGGGAAGTATCACCGGGGTGGATTGTGGATTTACGAAGTTTCAGACGGTGAGAACACCGAAGAAATGGCTGGTAAAGACTTGCGGATATTGCTTCCTAACATCTATGGTGTTTTCTATAGGCTCAAGACTGATACTGTGAAACACAAAGGATATACGATCACAAGACGTAAATTTGGTGAAAATATCGCTGTACAAACCCAATAATTCGCGTATAATTGATAGTACAAATTAAATTGTAAAGGAGAGAAGAGATGAAAGAGCTTGTAGGAAAGACAATCAAAGAGCTTTATGTGAACCAAGACCAATCACTACTGAAGTTTGTTACTGATCAAGGTGAATTAATTTACGAAACTGAAGGCGACTGTTGCTCTGAGACATGGTTTGCTGATATCATCTTCAACTGGAAATTCTTTCAAACACCAGTTACAGATGTCACTGAACTAGAAGTGCCTGAATGGCTTGATCGGCTTATTACTAAAGATGGGCGTACACGGCAAGAGTTTGATCAGGCATATGGGTATAACATTAAGGCTGACTCAACAACCAGCACATTCTACAGTGGTAACGGGACAAGTTGTGATATCGTTTTCCGTAACTCAAGCAACGGTTACTATGGTGGCTCTTGCGGTTTGATGGATCAAGACAGTAAATGGTCTAAAGAAAAGCTTGAAGAAGCAGCATGGACTCAAATCACTGAAGATTGGCAAGCGTAATTTAAATTAAAACTGAGGAGAAATAACATGATTACTAAGATTCAATACACTGTAGCAGACGACACCACTATCTATGCAGAAGTTGAAACACGAGCGATCGCTCGTGCATATCTTCGCGACTTGAAAGCTAATGGGAATAAGTCTGTGAAGATTTATCAAGAAGAGTTCGCTCGTATTGCTAGCAAACAGGTGCGATAGTATGGGTACAGTAACCCTTCGCGATTCTGTAGAAAAAGTTGGTGATGCGTCAATTTCTACTGTAGAATATGTCTTCTCAGATATTCAGGACTTTCTACTTTGGGAGTCAAGTAAACGTGATGCTATGAGTCAGGCTGTAAAGAGCTTTGTTGATAGTCAGTTGTTTGGTGATCATCTTTCGGGTGAAAGCCCTTTTGAGAACGAAGAAGCTGGGAATGTTACAGAGATTAAAGTGGCTAAAAAGAAAACTGCACCAACTAAACATTAATTAAGGAGAAGTGAGTGAAAGTTGCATTTTTCGGTATCGTTGTTGTAATTGCTGCAATCCTGATGGCTCTAGCAGTTGTCTCAGGTATTGGTTATGGTCTATACTTGTTGGGTGTTGTTGGTCTAACATTTGGTCCAGCAGCTTGGGCAGGATTTGTACTGTGGGCTAAGATGCTCGGCGGCGGTTTTGTGTTGTACATCGTCGGTATTCTTGGTGTTACGCTCAGTAAGTAAAAGAATTTGTGAGAAATCACAATGTTGCCAAGATGGCAAGCGATGTAAATGTAAGCAATAATTAAACTAAAATTGAAAAGGTAATTTAAAAGATGGCAACTGTAACTGGTATTCTGGCATACGTTAAACTGCAACAACCTGACTTCAAATATGGCTCTACTACTGAGAAAGAGTTTGCTGTAAATCTCATTGTAGATAAGCCTACAGCTAAAGCTTGGAACAAAGAGTTTCCGAAGCAGAAAGCAAAAGAAGTTGATCGTGCAGACTTTGAAAAGTCTTACAAGATTGCTCCTCCGACAGACGATGATGTATTCTTTGTATTGAGCATTCGTAAACCTGCACAGTATAAGGATGGTAACCCCATTCCTGATGCAATGCGTCCACGAGCTTTTATCAAAGGTGAAAATGGTAAACTTCAAGACATCACTAAAGATGTTCTGATTGCAAACGGCTCTGTTGGTACTGTGAGCTACGATGTAAAAGATAATGACTTTGGTCACTTCTCCAGTCTCAAAGCTGTTCGTGTTGATCAGTTGATTGAGTACAAGAAGAAAGGTGGTGCTTCCAATGACTTCTCTGAGCTTGGTGATGTAGAGAGTTTGGCGACTGACTTTGAGGAGATTCCTGAACGTGTTCAGAGTGAGGCTCAGAAGGCTGTAGCTGCTAAGAAAGTCGAAGAGCCTGAAGAGGATTTTGACAGCGAACAATTACCTTTCTGATCTAACACACCGACTCAAGGATGAGTCACTTATTTAAGGAGAGATTTATGAGCACCACCGAACAAGTTGGAAAAGTTGTTGATCTTACCCAAGAACTAAACATGATTGTAAATATCGAGAAAACTAAAGCCCTGAAGACTTTGGCTAAGTTTGATATTGAATGGTCAGAGAATCGTCAGATCGTAAAACACTACCCGCTTGATGATATGTGTTTTATTAATAATCCTGAGCAGTTGGCAAAGAAGCTTGAAAACCTGTCTCACGCGTTTTGGCTGACGTTCAATCACTACGTTGAACAAGCAATTGGCCCACAAGTTCCTGTACTGGAGACGGGTGTTCTGAGTCCTTGTGAATGGGGTGAACGTCCAGAAAAACCTAAGAAGATTGGTAAGATTTATACTTGTCAACCAAATCGGTTTATGACTGTAAACAAGCCAACTGAAGTTGTTCAACCATATTTGTATTCTTATGATAATCTTAAAGAAGATCATAAAGAGTTGATGGGTGAAATTAACTTTGGTATTGAAATTTATTAATTAGGAAACATATATGATTAGCGAAAAAGAACTGTTTGATCGACTGGCAGATTTGGAATCTCAGAAATTGGTATTGGCTGAAGATATTCGTCAGCTCAAAGCAGACAGCAAGTATAACGAAGATGATTGCCCTCAAGGTTTGACTGCTGAAGTTATTAAGTTGGTTGCAGTGGCTGCTAAACTTGAAGCCAAGCTTGATTTTGAAGAAAAGAAAGATGCTGCGAATGCTGTGTTCAAGAAGTATGAAGAGCTGACTCAGTATAATGATTGATTTAATTGCCCCGAAAGGGGCTTTCTTTTAGGAGAAAGCAGTGAGTGATAAATATGAACTCGTTTTACTAGACGCCGATACTCCCGTCTTTAAGGCCGCAAAGTCTGTACAACAAGATTACATTATGGTGACACGGAAGTCTGATGGTGCAACAAAACGTTACCCTAATAAAACTGCATTCTGGGGCCATCATAAAAAGAAAGAAGGTGGTGAACTTGCAAAGAATAATCTTATTCGTATTGAGCGTGGGCTTGAGCCAAACAAACCAGAAGATTATGAGATTGAAGAGTGTGCTGAGTTAGTTCCTGAAATTGAGGATCACGTAGCGGCAGGAGTGGAACAGTTTGACCGTTTCGTAGGTAAAATTAAGGGGCTAAACCTCGCTGAAGACTATAGGCTAGGCATTGGCGGGAGTGGTAACTTTCGCTACGAAATAGCCCAGCAATTGCCCTATAAGGGAGCTAGGAAGGACAAGCCACTTCTATTCCTTGAGATTAAAGAAGCGATCATTAAAAAGTATCGAAACAAAGTTGTTGTGGTTGATAATGAGGAAGTGGATGATTGGTGTTCAATCAAGGGTTATGAAAACTACAAACACTATCTTAAAACTGGTAAGTGGAAGTATGTTCTCGGGTTTCTTGATAAAGACATCAAACAAGTAATTTCTCCTCAGTTTAACTTTGATGATCAATTCCCAGAAGTAATTATCCCGACACCATTTGAAGCTGCTAAATGTTTTGCAAGTCAGTGTCTTAGTGGTGATTTGTCTACTGACAATATTCTTGGCTTGCCAAACTTCACCAAAGAGATTCAAGAGAAATACCAGCTAGGTGGAACTCGCGGTATTGGTAAAGCAACTGCTCTGAAGTACCTTGAAGGTTGTGAGACTGTTAAGGATTTGTTTGAAAGGGTTGTTGAAGCTTATAAGAGTTACTACGGTACTGAAAAGCAAGAGTTGGTTAGTCATACAGGTCAAGCTTTGATGTGGGATTATCTAGACTTCCTTCAGGATAGCGCCCAGTTGTTGTATCTGCGAAGAGAAGAAGGTGAGATGTATCATGTGTGTACGACGTTAGATAAACTTGGTATTAGCTATGTTTAAAGAGCCTTGGCTAACACCAGAAGGACTGAAGATATGGAAGACTGAATCCCAATATTGGCAATGGCTTCGTGGCTCACTTCGACGACTTTGGGGGGATTACCCTCTACGTAAACAATGGAAAGCTAACCAACTACGTTTAATTACACCAGAAGAGAAAGCTAGTAAGAAGTTTCATCCCTCTACAAAGAATCTTGGGCAATGTTTTTATTGCGGTGAATGGTTTGCTGGAAGTAAACTAGAATGTGACCACAAGACTCCTTCAGATGGTTGTATATCAAAAGAGACAGCAGAGAGTTTTCTGTGGTATTGTGGAGGCGGTGTTGGGGATGAGTGGGTGTTAAGTTGTAAGCCCTGCCACAAAGTGAAGACACACTCTGAACGTCAAGGATTGACAATGGAAGAGAGTCGGATAGATAAAGAAATCATTGCTATTATGAATGCTAAAGCTGATAGACAGTGGTTGATTGATCATGATATAGTGCCAGCAAGCAACGCCAAGAAAAGGCGTAAGCAAATTGAGGAGAAAATGAAGAATGAGCACAGTTGAGAGAAATAAAGGTGTTCTTATTGCAACAGATATAGACACTGAACATTTCACAGAAGAAGATTTTGAAACATACTCAGAGAATGGGTTTGTTATTATAGACAATGAAATTTATGAAGTTCAATGGGAAGTTCAGCGAGAGACTGACTGCGATTATTTTGTAGATGTTGAAGTAAACAAAGAAACTGGTAGTATTTATTTTCACACAATGCACTATAACGGTGGTGCTCACTGGACTGAAGTTGTAGAGAGGGCTTTGAAATGACTAACAAAATCACAAAAGAGTTTCTTTTCACCGAACTGAGTATTAAGATTGCAACTTTGGAAATGAAGTTGGATAAAATTCTAAGTTTGTTGGATAAGCCTAAAGATGATAATGATCGTCTGGCGGACGAAACAATCGTAGAGTGGGCTGATAGGCTGGGAGGGCTGAATAAATGAATCAGCAAAACTCATTATCTGATCCTTGGACAGCAACCCTTGCAGCAAACGTAGTTGAATACGGGGCGATGTTTTATGTGTGGTGCTCACAATTGGGTGTGTAACCGGAGGTTAGATATGTCAGTAATAGAGATGTTTCCTAAGAAACCAGACACAGATAAGTCAGTTGATCACACTATCTCTAAGTTGGATTTCTGGAAAGGGAGGAATGAGATTATAAGTCGTGACTTTAATACTTTTAGTGTTTACCAGAAACAGGAGACGCTTGACACTGTACTTGACATCAATAACAAGCTATATCAGCTTATTTTAGAATTGAAGGGAGAGATTTAATTGAGTGAAGTAGAATGGAAACAACATGCAATTGAACTAGCTAAGACTGGAAAGAGCTGGAGGAAGATTTCTGAGTTGTTGGATAAGCCACGCTCTACTGTCTCTGATTATCTGCGTAAAGAGTTTAAATCTGTAGCAGTCACTGCAAAGAAAGGTCCAAGAGTTCTCATTTACGACATTGAAACGGCCCCATTGCTTGGCTACTGCTGGTCGCTTTGGGATAATAATATCGGTCTAAATCAGATTCATTCTGACTGGCATGTATTGAGCTGGGCAGCTAAATGGATGGGTGAAGAGGATGTCTATTATCAAGACCAACGAGACGTTAAGAACGTAGAAGATGACAAACAACTTCTACAAGGTATTTGGAAACTTCTGGACGAGTGTGATTTTGTAATTACGCAGAATGGTAAAAAATTCGACCAGAAAAAACTTAATGCCCGTTTTGTTATTCATGGTATGAAGCCTCCATCTACTTATCGTCACATTGACGTTTTGCAGATTGCTAAATCTCAGTTTGGTTTTACGTCGAATAAGTTGCAGTACATGACAGAGACTTTGTGTAAGAAGTATAAGAAGTCTGGTCACGCTAAGTTCTCAGGGTTTGAGCTTTGGAGCGAGTGCCTTAACGGGAATATTGAAGCTTGGTCTGAAATGGAAAATTATAATATTCTAGATATCTTGAGCCTAGAAGAACTTTACTCCATTATCAGTCCGTGGGACGCCAAACTTCCTAACTTCTCGGTTTACGATGATGAACCAAGTGAAAATGAAGAGTGGGTAAAGGATGGTTTTGTCTATTCCAACTTGGGTAAATACGATCGTTATCGAAATACTGTTACAGGTCAACAACGACGTGGGAATATTAATCTCTTGTCGAAAGAAAAACGAGATAGTCTATTGAGGAATATTGTTTAAAAATGGGATCACCAATACATTACCTAACAAGGACAAGAGAACATAATATATGGGCAGGGATGCGCCAGAGATGTTATGATTTCAACAGCAAAGATTTCCCTCAGTATGGTGCCAAGGAAGTTAGAGTTTACAGTCCTTGGTTTGAATCCTTCGTGGATTTCCTTGATTATATGGGTCCATGCCCAGACGGGATGTCGTTAGACAGGTGGCCCAATAAAGATGGTAACTATGAGCCGGGTAATGTTCGTTGGGCTACACATAGCGAACAAAATCATAATCGTGGTATGTTGAGGAATAATAAATCTGGCAAGAATGGTGTATTTGAGTTAAAATCTGGTGGAGGGTTTCAGGCTTGCATTATGTTTCAAAAGAAGAGAATTCACTTAGGTACGTTCCAGACTTTTGAAGAGGCAAAGGAAGCTAGAGAGCAAGCTGAACTTAAATACTTAGGAGTTATTAAAGAGGTATAAGTGGAAGACTACAAACTAAAGAACACTGTCAACCGCTTGGAGAATTCGGTTGACAGCCTGACTAGAGAGCTATACACTCTCAAGCAACAACAGAAAGATATGTTGGAACAAATTAAACGCCTAAAGGAAATGAATAATGACGGGTCGGGAAAGTAAAAAGTACCAAGTTGGCGATAAAGTAATATCAATCACAGACACACCACAAGTCCCTGAAGGGTTTATTGGGTATGTTGTACAAAACGGAAGCACGTTTGGTTATGCTGTCCGTGGCGAACACAGCGTTGCAACAGAGTATTTTGAAGAACATGAACTGGAGTTGCTGAGTGTTAACCAATCCTCAATCACCAGACCAATTCTTACAGAACGTAAAGTTGGCAAAGTTCAGATGGACCTATTCGATTCAGGCTTCCCTAACGCTATCAATGAAGTTGCAAAGGTAATGACATGGGCGGCAGAGAACAAAGGTTATAAACCTCATGACTGGAAAGGTCTTCCAAATGCCGAAACTGAATTCTCTGCTGCTGCAAGTCGACACCGCGTAAAAGGTTTTATTCAGAAGGCTGAAGGTGTTGCAGCTATTGATAGGACGGATGAAGAGAGTAATATTGTTCATCTGGCTCACACAGCATTTAACATCTTGGCTGAACTTGAATTGGTGCTCACTGGTAAAATCCAATGAAACAAACTAAGAAACAATCCTTGATTGAAACCTGCACAAACACTACAATAGGCATGGTAGGAAGTTGGCTGATTACAATGGGTTGTTTGATGTTCTTTACAACACCTGTTGGGATTGCCACTTCCACAACTATTCTTTGTACTGTATGGTCACTCGGGAGAGGGTATGTTGTAAGGCGTCATTTTAATAACAAGCTAGAAGTACAAATTAATTAAGGAGAAGTTGTGAAAGATTTGCAAGGTTACTACAATCAAATCATTGATTGGAACAAGAAAGCTGGTGTTAAAGATCCTGAGTTCAGTACACTTGATTGGGAGCGAGCAGTAGAACTGCAAAGTAAACTCTTGGTAGAAGAGGCCACTGAAACTGTTGATGCAATGGCAGTAGGAAATATGAAAGAGTTGCTCGATGGAGCAGTTGACACATTCGTAATTCTTTCTAAGTTGTTTGACATACTTGAGAAAGCTGGCTTTGATGTTGAAGGCGGTATCCAACAAATCATTGACAATAATCAGAATAAGATTTTCAACTCTTTCTATGAAGCTTGTGAAGCTAAAGAGAAACTGGAAGAACGCGATGATGTAGAGTACTATATTGAAACTTCTATTTTGAATAATCTTTCTTTTTATACAGTTCGCAGAGACGACGGAAAGATTGCTAAACCTGTAGGATTTGTTGCTGTAGAACTTGATAGTTTTATCCCAAAGGAATTACGATGATCCACGCACATGTACCAACACAACGCCCAAAGCTTGTTTGGCAAGACATTATTAAATCAAAAGAAGACTATACAAACCTAGCTAAATCAGGCATGATGTACGTCTACTTTCCAGATATTAGTTGGAAAGAAGTTGAAGAGTATTTGAAATATAAGGAGAAGGAATTTGTTTGATTTTATCAAATGTAGAGTTATCGGTGTAACACAACCTGTGGTAGACTTCATTCCAGATAGTGAAGGCATCATCAGTTACGCAGCAAGAGTTTCAGCACCGCAGAATCAAAGTAACTTCGACACAGCAGCAAAACTTCTTAAGTATTGCGTAGACCATCAGCACTATTCAGTATTTGAAACCTGCAACATTACTATGGAGATTGAAGCACCACGAGACATTGCACGGCAAATTCTTCGTCACCGTAGTTTCAGCTTTCAAGAGTTTAGTCAGCGCTACGCAGAGTCCACAGATTTCATTACTCGTGAATGTCGATTGCTAGATACAAAGAATCGTCAGAACAGTATTAAACTTGATCCGACATCAAGTGAAGTAAATAGTGAGCTGTACTATTGGTGGATTGACCAACAAAACTTTTTGTTGGAAGAAATTAAACATGTCTACGAACGTGCATTAGAGCAAGGTATCGCTAAAGAAGTTGCTCGCTGCATCTTGCCAGAAGGTCTTACAATGAGTAAGATGTACATGAATGGCACAGTGCGTAGTTGGTTGCACTACTGCTCACTACGAGAGGCTAACGGGACACAACTAGAACATCAAGATGTAGCTATCAAGTGCAAAGAAGAAGTGGTAAAATTCTTCCCGTTCCTAAAAGAAGTAATGGAGAAATAAAATGATTAGTAGCGAATATACAATTTCCAACTTTATCCAAGAGCTTCAGAATCTCTATATGGTACGACTGGGTATGTCAATCTCGGAATCGAGTAGGTACATTGTTGACACTATCGAAGATATTGAAATCGCACTAAATAATGATGTTTCGGCATTTGAATACTTTCAAGAAGATTTGGCTAATGGGGTAGAAGTATGACTTACGATGAACTTTGTTATGTAGAAGATAAAGCTTGGACAGCGTTTCTAAATGTATTTGAAGAAGCTGGGGTTGATCGTAATAAGTTGCGAAACGCAATTGATGCTAAAGACTCTTTTAACGATGTTTCCGATGCTGTAATGGAAGCTGCTCGTAGTATTTTGGTTGGAGAAGAATAATGTCAGTTGGATTTAATTTGAGTTTGTCAGACCTCCTTCTTTGTGAAGGATTTGCTCAAGCTTTCGGTGAAGACAATAAAGAACAAATTAATAAGTTTCTTTTTGATAATGGTCTAGATGTTTCAATGGGGGTTGATGAAGTAGTTTGTAAGCATCGTAATCTCCGTGGTAATGTTGTAGATTGTTTGATGTATCAGGGGCATGAGCGTAGTGATGAATGGTTGAAGTCTGGAGCTGCATCTTGGGATGCGATTGTGGACAACTGTAGTTTGGATCTTCGTATTGACCTTAAAACAATCGGAGCACAGTCTAACAATACTGGTATGATCCTTGATCAACTAGAACGACATGCAAGTAAATAAGGAGTAGGTTTTGTCAAGAAAATTAATCTATGGAGTTGGAATTAATGACCTAGACTATGTTGTTACTAGATGTCCTTTCTACAACACTTGGCTTGAGATGCTCCGACGTGGCTTTTCTGAACGAGAGAAAGAAAGGCATCCAACTTACAAAGACACAACAGTATGTGAAGAGTGGAAAACAGCAAGTGTCTTTAAAGCTTGGATGGAGAAACAGAATTACGAAGGTCTAGATTTAGATAAAGATATTCTCATAAAAGGTAATAACGTTTATAGTCCTGAAACTACAGTGTTTGTACCATCTTATATAAACACACTACTGGTTACGAGTAAGGCCATCAGGGGTAAGTGGCCTTTGGGAGTTTCTCTATTGAAAGATCAAATTGCTAAAGGTCGCTCAAAGATATTCCGGGCTTCTATTAAGGATAAGAGAAACAAAGATCAGGTTCAAAAGAACCTAGGGCATTTTACTACACAAAATGAAGCTCATAAAACTTGGCAACAAGCTAAGTATGAAATCTTCATGAAAAGATTGAGTGAATACTCCCAAGAACCATCTTTTGAGGTTAGAGTACACAACGCCATGCAAGCGCGTGCTATTGGATTAAAACTTGACATCGCCCTCGAAAGAGAAACATATAATATTTAGGAGTTAGAATTGAAAGAAGTTGACGAAGACACACTAAAAGAGTATCTGGGGATTTATATTGATTACGCACGAGACAACTTGATCCCGGAACAGGGTAAGGCTATGTTGACCCGGAAAGGTTTTTACAAGAAAGACCATGAAAACAGCCCACAGGAGTCTTTTGCTCGTGCTGCTACATGTTACTCTTTCGGGGACTATGAGTTTGCAGAACGGATCTACCATGCTGTAAGTAATAAGTGGTTTACTTTTGCAAGCCCTGTTCTTAGCAATGCTGTTGATATTGAATGGCCTACATTTGGTAAAGATCAATTTGACGAAGCTTCTGATTGGTTGGCAGAAAATGTAGATCCTGATGGAATGCCTATTTCTTGCTTCTTGTCTAAGATTCCAGACACCAAAAAGGGGTTGGTAGAAGCTCGTAGTGAAGCAGAATGGCTTTCAATGATGGGTGGCGGGGTTGGTATTTGGGCATCTAATCGCTCACCAGATGAAAAGTCTACTGGTGTAATGGCTCACTTGGCCGGGTATGATGCTGATACACTGGCGTATAAACAAACAGCTTCACGTCGGGGCTCAATGGCAGCTTACTTGGATATCGACCATCCAGAAGTTAAGCCATTTATTGAAATGCGTAATCCAGTTGGTGGCGATCAGAATCACAAATGTTTTAACTTGAACAACGCTTTAAATATCCCAGACTCTTTTATGATGTCTATGATTAAAGGTGAAGATTATGAATTAGTAGACCCTAAACATGGTCCTACAGGACGCATGTTGCCAGCTCGTGAAGTGTGGGAAGAGTTGTTGACTCTTCGTTATGATACTGGTGAGCCTTATATGTTGTTCAAAGACACTGTTAATCGTAATATTCGTCCTTGGATTAAACGTCCACTATATCATGTAAGTCAAAGTAATCTTTGTAGTGAAGTAACACTCATGACCTCAGATAAACGAACTGCTGTATGTTGCTTGAGCAGTTTGAACCTTGAGCTTTATGATGAATGGAAAGATAAAGGGTTGGTTGCAGATTTAGTTCGTTTGTTGGATAACGTGCTCGAATACTTTATTCGATTGGCACCACCAGAACTGAAACGGGCCGTCTACTCTGCCTCTAAAGAAAGGGCAATCGGAATTGGTTCGCTGGGCTGGCATTCTTACTTGCAAAGTAAGATGATTCCTTTTGAATCGGGTGGCTTCAATAGTGCAGCACAACACGTATCAATGATTCACTCTAATATTGAGCGTCAAGGTATTGCAGAGAGTTTGCAACTAGGCAAAGAGCGAGGTGAATCACCAGACACTAAAGGTAGTGGAATGCGTAACAGCCACTTGTTTGCTATTGCACCTAATGCTAGTTCTAGCAGTCTGATTGATGTAAGCCCAAGTATTGAGCCTTGGAGTGGATGTGCCTTTAATGCTCAAGGACGTGCAGGGAACTTCCTTATCAAGAATAAGTATCTTGAGAAGTTGCTTGAGGAGAAAGGGTTTAATACCCCTGAAATCTGGAAATCAATTGTTGAAACAGAAGGTAGCGTCCAGCATTTAGATTGCTTGAATACTGAAGAGAAGATGGTATTTAAAACCGCTTACGAGATTGATCCGATGTGGATTGTTGAGTTGGCTGCTATCCGTCAGAAGTTTGTATGTCAAAGTCAAAGCTTGAACCTCTTTGTCCCTAAAGATATTACGATGGAAGAGATGTCAGATATACACGTAAAAGCTTGGGCTTCTGGCGTAAAAAGCTTATACTACTGCCGCACTAAAGGCGTAGCCAAAGCAAGTGTAGGGGTAGGTGGTAAACTGCCTTTGAATAGTGTTCCAGTGCGTAAAACTATTGTTTACGATGAATGTAAAGCATGCGAGGGTTGAATGAGTATTTTTGAAGAGAGTAAGTCTTATCGACCGTTCCAGTATAGCTGGGCAGTCGAAGCTGCACAGAAACACAGTATTGAAATGTATTGGGATATTCATCAAGTAAACCTTCAGGATGATATTCAGCAATATTTTAGTAAAGATGGCTTGGCTACACAGAACGTAAGTCATGCACAGAATAAGAATATCTTAGACCGGACATTGTGTCTATTCACGGAGATGGATCGTACTGTTGGTGCTGGTTACACAAAGATGATGTCAAACATCCGGAACAATGAAATTCGTAATATGTTCCTAACGTTTGCATCAAGAGAAGTTACACACCAACGAGCCTATGCTTTGTGTGCTGAAACATTTGGATTCTCGGATCAAGATTGGATTGCTTTCTCTGATTATATTGAGATGGTGGATAAGCTTGATGTAATGACTGCTGATTTCATCCCTGAAGGGGCTTCTGAGGAACTTAAGACTTGTGTTCTACTTTCTCAAGTATTGCTCGGTGAAGGTATCGGCTTATTTGCGGCATTTGCCACCTTGTTGAACCTTCCTCGGCATGGTCTGATGATTGGGTTCAATGATGTGAATGAGTGGAGTTTGAAAGATGAACAGGAGCACGTAATCAATAACATTCGTGCTTTGAAGGAAGGTCGTAAGTCTCTGTCAGAGCTTGAAAATGATGCACTGGATCGAGTTATCCTTGCATTCATTGAGGCTTATAAACAGGCTGAATTTAAGTTCATTGACCTAGTGTTTGAGATGGGCGGTGCTGAAGGACTGACTGCACAGGAAATGAAAGATTATATTTCTTATCTGTGTGAGTTCCGTGAGTATCAGTTGGAACTCCGTTCGATGAAGGATGTTGGTAAGAATCCTTTGGAATGGATGGAGTGGGTGTTGTCTGGTTCGAAGCATGGTAATTTCTTTGAGAAAAAGATTACAGAATATTCTCATGGTGGGTTGCCCGGTAAGATTGATTACTCAAAATATCTGCATCTTGCAGCTTGACACAGTAAAATAATCTGCTATCCTAGACCGTACTGAGCAGAGATGTTCGTGCGGTTTTTCTTTATGGAGAATTTAAAATGCTAAAACTATCACAATATAAAGGTTACATGCTTGAAGTGTCTGAGTGGGGAACTACTAAAGTTCTTGACATGGGTACAGCAGAAGTACTTGGACGATTCGGGTCAAAGCAAGCTGCCCAAGACTGGATTGATGGTTGTTATTAAATTGAAGGAAATAAAATGTCAATCGAACGAATCAAAGATGTCGTAGAACAATACCAAGAACGTCTTCGTGGTAACATCATGGAGGATGGCCGTACACGTTGGGAATATTATGGTGTTCAACGTCGTATCGCTCAAGCTGCCTATAATTACAATGGGTATATTGTAACAGGCACACGTCATAGCTGTCCTATTATGGAAATGCAGATTATGATGATGGATGAAGTATTGGAAGAGTGGTGTCATGGTGATAAGATGGTTCAAGGTTTCACAGATCAATACGGTAACTTCCTAACTCGCAAAGAAGCCTACCCAATTGCTAAAGCTGCTGGTCAAATTATCCGTGAGGATCATTGTCCCGGAACCCTTTATTCGGAGTGCTATATCTAATGAAATTCATACAACACCGTACACGAATGTCCTACTGGTCACTTAGCCCACTATCCAAATGGATTCGTACTAAATTTGGTCTTGATAATCCTAAATGTCTCTCCCTAGATGCTTGGGATACTCATAAGGAAGAATGTTGTGAAAAAGCTCCGCTCATCCACTGGCTCACTGACAAAGGTTTCAATAAACTTCAGAATGCTTGGTTGTTTATTCCTGATCTTATCTGGACAATCAGAGTAGCTCCATTGTGGAAATTCTTCAGAACCTTATGGAAGTTTCGTAAAGCTCTGTGGAGATATCGTAGTTGGGATTATTCAGGCTTGCTTTTGTTCATGGAAACTGCTACAAAGGATATGCATCTTTGCCATAAGAATCATGGACACTTGATGCGTTCTGAGGATACAGCTAAAGAGCTTCTGATTGTGTCTACATTGTTGAAACGTATTCGTGAAGACAAGTACACAGATGAAGTACAAGGATTTAAACATGTAGAGGGTAAGTTGTTTGGTGGTAGCTTTTATCAAAAGCCTAACACTTTACCAAGCATTAACGCTAAGCGTTTCTATAAGATGCGTGAGGCTGTAAAACAAAATGATCTTGATTATCTGTGCAAGATTCTTAAACGTAAGCTATTCACATTTTGGGACTAGGAGATTAAAATATGAAAGGCCATGAAGACCTCCTCGCAGGCTTGCTTCTGTTGGTTGTTATACTAATTGGTGGCTACACTTATCTAAACTCACAAGTGATTAAGCAGAGGGAAGTGTTACAAGTACCGGCAGCAGAGAAGAAAGTTGAGAAAAGAGTTTTTGAGTCGTTATCAAAGGTGACGGAATAACTTTATTACAGACGAAAAGAAGCCGAGGCTCCGTAAAGGATGTCCTCGGCTTTAGTGTTTCTGAGATATAGTGAATGGCATCACTATTCAAATGTCTTCTAGGGAAGTTCTTATTCTTAGCTTTTAATTATTCGTCAATGTATTAATATTGTTATTCACAATCTTTTGATTCAGTTTCTTATCGCCTTGTAGCTCTTTAACCCGAAGCTCTAGCACATAGATACGTTGATCAGTACTAACTTGGTAATCATCTTGTCTTTCAGAAGTTTTATTAACTCTCTGCTCAAGATAATCTGTATTATTAGCAACTACTTTCATAATGTCTTGTCTTACTAAAGTAAGCTTCTGTCCATAGTTATTAACGTTAGCGTTGTCACTTGAGTTAGACATCAAGATTGCTATTAGAATTGTAGACAAAATTAGATAGGCTACAGTTGCTGTTCGATCCAATACCTTCCAGATCATTGGACCTCCAAGTTACTTTCGTTTGTTTATCGATCCAAAATACAGGTCTAATCTTGCAAGCAAATCAGAACGCATACCTTCAATGTTAGTTACTAATCGTTGCTCTGTATCCTTGAGCTGCTGATTACTTACCTTATCTGTGTAGAGGAATAACACTCTACTCTCAAGCTCTTTGTTTTGTGTTCGGATATCTTGGATAACAAGCATACCAAGTGCCATCACTACAGAGAGAAGACCTATAGCAAATTTCTCCCAGATGGCCGTAATGCGTGTGTTGGCTGAGTCATTTGACATTCTTGTACAGCTCCATCTGAGATTTCTTATTCTTGCGGATAGCTTCCATTTGCTTTTCCCACAAACCAATACAACCCACATTCTTGTTCTGTGCAAGAGCTAGATCAATCAAACTCTCTCCAGCAGGTTTAGCACGACAAGGGCTTACAAGAAGTGCATCACTTGGATACACATTCGTTATCATTGGGGTAGGTGGTGCAATAACCTTGTTTGAGCAGGCTGACAATGTTATCAGAAAGCAACCCATCATCAGGCAAGACATTAGGTTTAAGATTCTCATTCTTAATGTTCTCTTGTTTGGCTGCTACAGGAGGCTTACCTTTAGGTAAGCGTAGCTTTTCAATATTATCAGATATCACTTCAATTTTAGTTTGAAGATCCTTTTTACCAGCTTCCACTTCAACCACCGAAGCATCATCAATTTGACAGGACAAATCCTTTAAGTTAAGGGACTTTTGCATGTCTGAATTGACGTTAATAGCTTGGACTAGTGCTTGCTCAGCTATGAGCTTATCGTCGTGTAGAGATAGAGAAAGCCAGCCTAAAGCACCTACTGTTGCAGATAGTCCAAGGATAATGTAGAATATCCAACTATTCATTCCAAACCTCTTGTCTAAGTCTGTTTTTCATGTTAATCTATATACTCAATAATTTAAGAGGTGGTTTATGTCGGTTAGAATGAATAAAGAAAAATCTATAGGTCAAATATTTGAAAACAAGTATGGAAAATACGAAGTGGTTGACTACGAATCTGCACGGATGGTTAAAGTCCGTTGGCAAGATTATCCTTGTGATGTTTGGTGTCAGTGGCACGACGCTGTCCGTGGCAATGTCAAAAACCCCATGTATCCCTCTATTTTTGGGGTAGGTTACTTCGGGATAGGTCCTTATTTCGCATATGCAAAGAATTCCAAGACTATTGAAAAGAGTTATAGCTGCTGGAAAGCTATGCTGCAAAGATGCTATGACAATTCATCTTACGATCAGTGGAACAGTTATTACGATTGCTTAGTCGAACCTGTTTGGCACAATTATCAAAATTTTGCCAAGTGGTACTTGGATAATTATAAAGAAGATCACCAACTGGACAAAGATATCTTAGTAAAAGGAAATCGTACTTACGGTCCAGAAGTTTGCTTGTTTGTTCCCACCCGAATTAACAGATTATTCATTCGTAATAAAAGTTGTCGAGGTGATTTACCAATAGGTGTTTGTATGAAGCAAAAAGTAACCCCTAGGTACATAGCTGCTTGTACAAATCCTGATGGTATTCAACAGTACCTTGGAACTTATAATACACCACTGGAAGCGTTTCAAGTGTATAAAGAGTTTAAGGAAACTACTATAAAACAAGTAGCAGAGGAATATAAGAAAGACATCTCAGAAGTCTTGTATAATATCCTCGTTACCTATGAAGTAGCACAGGACGACTAGTCGTCCTGTTTTTCCTCAACATCTTCAGAAACTTGGCGAACAAACCTACCAATAAAACCAAGACTGGCAACACTGCCCATTACAAGAACGATGTAGAAAGGGCTCATATAAACAAGCCCCATTCCAAATGCTAGTGATAGGCCGTATGCAAGAGCAATGAGCACATTAGCGAACAGAGATAAAGCACTATAGCTTTTAAGTTGTTTCTTCCAATCTTCTATCAAAGTAGGACGTTTAATTTTTACCTTCATTAACCACCTCTTTAATATCTACTGGAACTTCACCCATGCAGTATTTGTACTCAAGTGATCGTCTAATAACCAATCCCTTAAGCATTTTCTTTTTCGCGTAAACCCATTTAGTCAACTCTTGACAAGCCCCATCATAATCCTTTGCATTAAGTTTCTTAAGCATTGTGCTAGAAGAGAAGTTACCGATCCCCGCATTATAAACAAAAGAGAGCATTGCAGCATGTTGATAATCAGATTTGAAAGGAACTTTCACAACAGACATCAATTGCTTGTCATGCTCTTTTAAGTCTGTAGCCATCTGATCTAGGCATTGCCCATCTGTGTAGGTTTTACCAAGGACAGCTTCCTTGCCAGTATTACCATAGCAAACTGTTACAATACCAACGGGATCAATATAAGCTTTATTCTCTTTGCCTTCAAATGGTGCTACGATGAATGCTCCAGAAATTGCCAAGGCAGAGCCCAGACCAACTCCAAGAAGCTTTTTATACAAATTAGAGTTGGTTGACATAAAATACCTTTAAATTAAATAAGAACCAGAGATGAGAATAGATCCCGAAGCGTCAACAGGAAGATAATTTCTTCCCGCACCAAACGGAGTATCCGTCAGGGTTATTTTAGATGCCCCTGACTCAATAAACCCACCTACAACCCCTACCGATGTAATGCTACCAACATTTATGTTGACAATCGTATTGCCACCAGAAGAGCAGGCATAGGGCAAGCCCCTAATTTCCATATTACCTGTTCCTGTGTGGCCGGACCATTGTATTTCAGCATCAAAGGTACATACACCGGAATCAATTTTGAAGTTTCCTCTTCGGATTTGGTATGTGCATCCACCAGTAGAAGAAGTACCTGCAATATAAGGCAAAAATGTAAATACCCTACCTTGCCACTGTACATTTCCGGAGTAACTTATTTCCCCGTCGAATACACAAGCCGTTTCATATAAGCTAATCTTACCAGACGTTCCTGTAGCAACGATGGCTTTATCATTGATATTGGTTTTTGTAGATGTACATCCATTTAAGGTAATACTTGCAGGCCGACCGTCCGAGGTTTTAATTGCTAGGAAAGACGCTGCCATCCCCGCATTTGCCATGCTGCCGTGAAGTGCGTGGCATCCGTTGAGCACTAGACCCTTAATATTCTGGTATTCGGTAGGTATGCCTGAAGTTGAGGCTGTTGACGTATGGGCAAAATAGCTGTCCAGCAATGACCCTTCTGCCCCACAACCATTCAATACCATACCATTAATATTACTAAAGACATAACCCCATTTGTTATTATCAGACCCTAGTGCGTCAAAAGAGCTGTAAGTTAGTCCATTAAAAGACCAGCCTGCATCATTTGGATTATTGTATGCCCAACACCTTCTACCTGTGATCGATGTGTGGAACCCATTAAATACAAATCCGCCCCCCATATTGGTGGAAGACCAGACATTATCCAATGACACCATAAAAGAGTTCTGACTGAAGATGCCATGCCTACCACAGAGCTGCACCCTTACATTGTCAATATACCCCTGAGAAACGAAATCTGTACTTCCAAGTATACCACCGTTTATGGATATACCATCCCTGCCAGCACCAGTAATGGCAAGGTGTTCAATACCAAAGTGGACCCCCGGACCAAAGCTAATCCCATCTTCTAAGGGAGATAATCCAGAAAACTCAATAATTGTAGCAATTGGCCCTTGCCCCCGAATAATAATATTATGAACTTGTCCGGGGGCATACTGAGTGAAGTACAAGGGTTGTGTTATCTTAAACCTTCCTTTTGGAAGTTCAAAAATCCCCCCACGATACTCAGTATTTGTTTGAAGAAAATCTCTAAGTTCAATAAAGGCTTCAGTGTCATCAGCAACCCCATCACCCACAGCACTGAAATCCTTTATGTCATCAGATAATTTTTCTTGCAAATTCCTTGCAAACTCATTTGGGCCATAATAAAGAACATCAGTGCTATTCATATCAGGGAGTTCCTTCTGTGAATTCCCCGTCCAGATATACCCATCTTTCATCGGGCATTGGTTGTTCGTTAGTTATATCAACCAAAGTGGCCACAAATTCCGGTATAAATCTAAGTTCAATAGGGATATCCGTACCATCATCATAAAGCAGTGGTTTGATAATCTCCTGCACTACGTTGTTCTCTAATCTTGCATATATCTTCAAAGAGAATACTCCTCTACAATTATGATCCCTGCTGCACCAGCACCACCAGCATTGCCACCGGGGATGCTAGCGAGGGAGAGCCCACCGGCACCACCAGCACCAATTGTAGTAGAAGATGCCCCTGTCCCAGATGCCCCACCAGCAGGACCACCACCACCAAATACGGACGACCCACCACCACCTGAGAAGGTTACAGTGGCAGCAAGGCTAAATGCTACGCTGCCAGCCGTACCACGGCTGTTTAATATAGAGGCGTTAGACCCTAGGCCACCCGCGCCTGCTGAAGTGATCGCCGGGAATGCACCAATGCCAGATCCGGCTGGACCTCCACCCCCACCGGTTGCGGTTGCAACAGCGCCAAAACTAGAACTAGCGCCATTAGAACCAGCACTGAATCCAGCCGCACCACCAGCACCACCAGCACCTACGGTAACAGCTATTGCCGAGAGTGCACCTGCAACAACACCATCACAATATCCACCTGCACCACCACCACCCCCTGCGGCTGATTGGCCAGCACCAGTGGCACCTGCCCCACCACCACCACCACCACCCGAGTGCAACTTATATCTAGTAAAAGCTGTCTTTGAGTGTGTAGTAAAAGTTGTTGCTCCTGTTGTCGTCGCTGCTGCATCATCTACAGAGATTCGCTGAACACCGCCCACATTGGTGTACACAGTTCTGCGTAACAACCTACCTTGAGTTGGAAACGCAACATCCCAGTAGGTGTGGGTTACATCTGTCACAGGGTTTTGGTTTAAGCTATCAGCTACAGCTACATAAATAGTACCGTCTGAACCTTGGACGTATGAACGCTCACCACTTGTGGTGAAATAGTAGTTATCAGTGGCTGACCAAACACTAATACCCTTCTGGAATAAGTGCAGGATTGCATTATCCTGACGGTTCTGTGCAAAGTTCTCCCACTGAAAAGGTGGGACTTCAGCAGTCCAGCCAGTCTGAATCTTGACATCACTTGGGGCAACAATAGAACCACCAGAGGCCCATTGAAAACTAAAATCGGGTTTGTTTACTTCAGCAGCCATTATTAAATCCTTTGTTAGATGAGCTGAGCATATAGCCCACCCAATGATAAATCACTCAAATCTCCGTAGCCTTTGGCATTCAGAGCACCTTGAAAACCAAAATAGTTTTCCGCAATAAACTCACCAAAATTGATTCTTACACCAATTGGCTTTGGAATAAATCTAGAAGGGTAACCGGAGGAATAGGATGTATAAGTAAGTAGTACTTTCTCAAAAGAAGATAACTCTCTCCCTAGCATTACAGTAACTTCAGCATTACCCTCTGCAACAACCAAGCTCATATCAATTCCAAATATGAATTGCATAAACTCTATGAATTGGTTTGGGGTTACATTTGTATTATTCTTTACAATCTTAGCTTTAATGAACAGTCGATATTGTTCATCTGTAAGGAGTGTGTTCCCAGCTAAGGGATTGTTGATATCGTAATACGGTCCACCAAGTGCTGGGTTATCCAAGTCACCGTAAGATTGAGCATCTGGATAGCCAACAAAAGCGAAGAACGTTAATAATGCTGTATCAATAAGCTCTCTTGGTTGGCCTACGATATCGCCAATGATGTCTAATTGAGCACCAACAGCAGTGTCAATAGAGCGCTCTTGCATCAATTGACGGAAGACTTCTTGAAGTTCAATCTTTCCGCCAAGGAGGAGTTGGAGGTACTTGTCGAACACAATCGGCCCAGAGCCATCTGAATCTAGCATAAACTGCTGAGTCACACGAGAACGTGCTACAGAAAGGTAATCCTCAATATTGAACAAATTCAATTCTGACATGCTACCTCCTTATGTGATAACTATGTTGACACTGGACAGTGAGGCAATCTCATCGAAGGCTATAATTACGTTCGTAACTCCAACAGGTGCTGGCGAAGTACCGATTGTAAGCGATACAACTTCATGTCCCGGAATACTATTGATGGGAGTGTACAGACGACTATAAATCACATCATCACCAGTACCAAAGTTAGCAGTGAAGTATTCAATTAATGCCGACTTGATAGCATCATTCCCGTTAGGTGGGAAGTTCACATCTGTTGTGATGTTCATGCTAATATAAATTACAACAGGATCTGGGCGAGAGAAACTAATGTCGTGAGGGAAACCCTGAACATCAGAAATGCTTACAGTGGTGTTGCCATAGCTTAAAATACCAATCGGCTTGTTATCCCAAATAGCATTAGCAATGTCTGTAGACAATCCCCCGGAAACAATGGGGAGAAAACTGTGTGCAGGAACGCCATTACCGTCTACAACACTTGTGTCATTCTCATAGATGGTTACTTCGCTAACATTATCAAGATTGATAAGAGCAGAGTAGATAGCATCTAGCGTATTAGTTGCACGATCAAACTTACCATTGCGGAACCTAAGACGAAGCTCTTCATCTGTTTCACGATCTTCACCGGGAGTAGCTGCAACTGGGTTGTTTACACTATCCCAACCCAGCATTGGTGTGAGGATTGTGTCAATAGTGTTTGCAGGCTGTTCAATGATGCCAGATTCTACAGCAACAACTTCGCCAACAGTGCGTACTTTAGTAATACCAAGATTAACAGAAGTGGTAAAGTTTACAGTCTGGAAGATATCATTCCGATCAATTACAAGAGTCGTTCCAACAACAGAGGCTGTCAGCGTTGGATGAGCACCAGCAATAACACCTTGCAATCCTGCCAAGATTTCAGCAACAGTAGCACTCGCATCAGATGTAAACGTGATGGTGTTAGAGGTTGTTGTATTGGCATAAGTGATGGTGTAAGCTGTGCTATCTTGTAAGGTGACTACAGATACGGTAATCCCACTCGCCGTGCTCGGAGATAGAGAAATTGCACCAACTGTAGTGAATTGTTCGCCAGTTGTAGAGCTACTTACAGTTTGTCCAACAGGGATTAGTGTGTTAGTGTCACCAGCTACAAGAATAGAGGATGTGGTGAAGGTTTGTTCTTTGCGGGTAATGCCCGCATATGCTACAAGGTTATCAAGAGCAATACCTGTTGCAGAGTTTGGGTCAAAGGCTGCGTATACTTCTTGGGCAGCTTCCCATAGATCAGCTTCACTTGGAGCAGCTATGGAGATGAGGCGACCTAGTGCTGAGCTATCTGAAGTGTCAACTTGGTCTCCGGGCTGAATAAGGTCTTGAAAGAGTTGTACTGCTAAAGCTCGGTCATCGGCTAGGATGTCGGCCAACCTTTTTATTACGAATCCTTGGTCAGTTACCCCGGCCATAAAAGTTCCTTAAATTAATTGATTGGTTGCACAGATATGGGTGCTGTAACTTCACCAGTAACAACCTTAACTTGAAAGGTTAGGGAATACTGTCTGTTCTGGAAGGTAGATTTAAAAGAAACGATTTCTTTTACACCCTCTTCTTCTAGGATTGCTGTTTGAAAAATCAAATCAACAGAGGACTTAGACGTTTGCTTAATCCCAAGAATACGAGAAAGGTAGGGGACACCATAGGTTGTATCGGCAAACCACTCAGGTTCCATTGTTAACAGACGAATCTTCAAACGCTGAGCAACAGTTTGAGTAAATGGCTGTGTGGTGTATTCGCGTGTCAAAGGCCCATTGTTCCAAACTATGTCATGAGTTTGGGTATCAAGTAGAAAATCAATAATACACCTCCATTATGGGTTAGTTGGTGGAATAACAGCAGGTGCGTGTCTGTGGGTGTTGAAGATGACACCATTAAAGGTCGCTTGCCCACCGACAAGAGTATAATTTCCTGTCTGACTGTAATCGCCTTGGTGAATTATTGCTCCAATCCATGTTGTGGTTGGAATATCGACAGTCATCGTCTGTGCATTCAAATTAATTGCACCACTCGCGTTAACAGTGGCATCTGAGCAATTGATAACTACAGGTTGATTTGAAGTGTTAATTTCAATACTACCATCAGCTTTCAGTCGTACTTCACTCTCAACACCTCCAAGGTTCTGGAACAACACAGCATCACTTGGGTCATGCGTTAAAATGTGTTTTGCTGGGTTATTAACAGCGGAGCCCGGAGGTTGAATACCGGGGATAAACATTGCATCCCCTTTATCCATCTTTGCAAAGTTCATTGGTGAGGCAGGGCGACCATTACCAGCTTTCCAACCATCCATGTTACGCATAGAGAAGATGGCAATGCCTGTGCTACCAACTTTGATTGGAAAAGTAAAACCTGCCGTAGAGGATACTGGGAACGATACTGGGACACCCAACACTTGAGGACGTTCTTTAACAGTGCCATCTTTAAACTTTTGATTGATTGTGGGCTGTATATCTACCATTTGCCCATTTAAACCATCTCTTACAGCAATAACGATGCACGGTAGGCTAGTATACATATTGTTGATCTTGTTATCAAAACCAGCACCAAGAAGTTCTTGAACGTCTGCACTCATGATTTAAGAACCTTCTCTAATGAAATGCCTTTGCAATCCGTGTACCAGCTATTATCGCGAAACCCGCCATAGTGACGTAGAGTCTCAATCTTGAAATAACCCTGAATCAAAGTATCTTCAAGCAAAACAATATCACCAGCTCTGATATCTGGGTTCAGTAACATTGTCCACTGCACACCGGGTTTCTTCGCCTTATTCTTTTTAGACTTACGAACTTGTGGATTCACACGGTAAGCAGAACCAATAAGACCTGTGTCTTCACTAATAACGTATGCTTGAGTGAAGTTCTCAGAGTTAGCCCTGTCGTTGTTATGCATGTACAAGGTGTCTTCTTCAATCTGCCAATCTACTTGATACTTCTCAGACAGCTCATCAAGCATCTCTTTTGGTGTACCTGATAACGGATAACCATAAATGATTTCATTATTCAGGTTTGTGCCGTTGTATATACCGCGAGATACACCGGGTATAGCTTGCCTGATAGCTTCAGCAACGTCTTTGACATTACGACCGGGAGCAACCAAAGAGTTCAACACCTCGTGGTTAATTTCTGTGTAAACAGCCCCCATCTGAAGCTGACTCACCAAATCAGGACCACTCTTACGAGTTGCAACATTAGTAACACGACCAGAGAAAATACGTTGCAAACTGTTAGTATCTTCATAGCCGCAACTAAATACTGCTGCTGGGTAGTCTGTATCTAACAGTGCTAGGGTTTCTGGGTCAAGGTTGTACACTTCAATAGAAGCAGAGTTTGTACGGTCTTTGTTGTTCGTACTCTTACTGATATCAAAAGTAACTTGAAGGTTACTTTCTACAAGAACACCTTCAGAAGTATTATAATCCCCAACCGTTAGTTGGAATACCCTGTTCCTTTGATAAATCATAACTACTCTCCGTCGTCATATACATACCACATCAAGTAATATTCGTTGATCTTGTCTGGGTAAACTTTATAAGGTTCTGAGATAATCTCAGCAATCTCTTCCATCCAGAACCAACCAGTTAGTGGGAAAAGAGCATAGTCTTTGAACATTGGATATCCGGGGACTAATCTTTCCCCCATAACAATTGGATTGTTGTCTTGGTCCAGTAGATCTAAGAAGTAAGCTTCAGATCTGTCACTGTAGGTGAACCTAAGAATAACTGACAGACCTTGAAAGGATGTGCTATATTCATAGTAAGCATCACTAAAGAGTGGAAGAGATACGTATTGTAATGCCATTATAACTCCTCCGCTACTTTAGTTTGTGGGTCTACGTCAGGACTTGCACCGTCCGTACCACTGACAGGCTTGGGAGTTGGATCTTGCTTACCTTTTGAAGCTTTTGGTGCAGCCTTCTTCTTGAGAGAATTCACAACATCTTGTGGGAGTACAGTCTTCTTCAATGTAGCAAAGGTAACTTGTTCAAAGGTTAAATCACAAAACAATCCTTCGCCACTATTGACATCTTCCCTAAAGACCATGCTTGTGATGACGAGATTATTAATAATCTTCTTAAGAAGTGTCCCGTCATATTCAAACAACCTTACCAACTGAATATTGGGAACAAACTTACCTTTCTTTTCGTTGAAGATAACACCAGCCATCAAACCAACAATAGCGTCTTTAACTGTGTCAAGGGTTTGTAGTCTAGGACCGTCAACAATAATTTCGGGGGTACTACTTGAAAGAAATTGACCAATACTGTCTGGGATGAATTGTTTTAAAACGCTATCATCTGTAGATGCGACAGAAACTGCTGTTGGTGCTTCGTTAACATTGTAGGGAGTATTACCAACCAAGTCCTGAATAAGATAACTATTCATGGAAATGTCATAGCCGGTGATAACTGTTGACATTGTGAAGATAGGGTTTTGGCGTATAAAGTGGTCCGATATGGATGCACCACTCGCAATAGGGTGCTTTGTTACTTGACCAGAATAATTCTCTGTACTTACCGTAATGGCGTCAAAAAACACGAATCCGCCACCCTCTTCGTTGTCCTCCCCCCATCTCAAACCAAAGCTCATTCTTTATTCCTTCTCTGAATATTTATCTAAGGTTTGATGCACAATGTCAGCCAAACTACTTTCAAACTGTGTTTTAAAATCTTCTGGATTAGCCGCTGTGATCTTCACGTCCATTTTCAAAGTTACATCAGCTTTTGGTGCCAATGGAGATGGTGTGCTTGAAGATCCAGAATCAGGCATCCCAGCCTTTTCCATAGGGAAAATACCAAGAGTTCCGTTGAAGTTATCACGTCTACGATTGGCAAGAGCTTCATCTTGTCTAGCTCGTTGCTGTGTCTCATAGTTTGCAGGGTCAAAGTCAGGGCGAAGTTTCTGCATGGTACTGCTTGCTGGAAGACCAAAAGCATCTAAGGTTTTCTGAGCAGGAGTTGTGATATAGTTTAAATACCCAAACCCAGCAGCTTTTGCTGCCTCGCCAGCACCAGAGGTATCACCACCAGCGAGTTTATTGATCGTACCCACTGTGTTGCTTACAGTGTTGGCCCAATTCTTAAGATTGACAAAAGCATCAGAGTTAAAGAGTTTGAGTAGATCAGCCCAACCATTGTAGATGTTCTTACCTAGTTGTCCAATCTCAGACATCGCACCTTTATAGGCGTTCAAGAACTGGAGAACTTCGCCACGTTCTTCTGGTGTTGGGAAGAACTTATTACCCAAGAAACTATCACGACCGTCCAACATACGTTGAAAAGATTGAGCAGACAATAGGGCAAAAGACACGTATTTAGAGACGTTATCAAAACCCCGTGCCAAACCTTCAACCATCGGTGCAGACTCTTTAAGACCATCATTTAATGCACGAAAGAGCCTTGCGAAACCAGACTCAATACCTGAGTCTGACGCTACAGTTGCAAGGTTGTTTACTGTATTCTGATACCGTGCTTGTTGAGCTTGAGATGCTGTTTTAGCAGCTTCAAGACCCGGAGCAGCCTGCTCAGACGCAAGTCTTCCCGCATAGGTAAGAATGTTCCCTTTAACAAGACCTTTCTTCATGGCTTTGTTAAGTTCATCAATGGCAGCTTGACCTGTCTTACCTCCACCCTTACCCTCAGAAGCAAGTTGTGCTTGATATGCACGAGCAAACAAAGATACCGCGCCCGGTAAACTTTCTGCTAGCTGGCCAGTCAACTCTTCAGATTGAAGTTTGTTTTTACCAGCGATTTGAGACAGCGCCCGGTAAACACGGGACTGAGCGGTGCGGTCAAGTTTGTTAACACGACTCAACTCAGAGAATCCCTTGAATACACCCTGAGATTGTTGAATACTCATGCCTGCGCCTGTCAGGCCAGATGTGAGTTTATTGTAATCAGGCGCCGCGTCGAGGTAATTAAAACCAATGACATCCGCTTGTTTTTTCAGCCACTCAAAGGATTGCTTTCCTTCATACGGTGTAGCACCAGCCTGTTGAGCAACAGCAGAGGTTTGTAACTGCGCAGCAACCACTTGTTGATTTCGGTTATTTAGGGCACCAAGACCATATCCACCTAAGCCTAATGCAAGGGCGGGACCGTATAGGCGAGAAAGTCCACCTGCGATACCTCCCGCAACGCCACCAGCGACAATGTGACGACCACTGCCGGGGATTCGTGCTGACCCCGCATTACCGGGTGCCACATTTGGACGAATGTTTACTTTGGCTGATTTAGATGCGGCGGCGAACGCATTACTGAGTGTACGATTTAGATGAGCTTGGTCAACAACAAATCGAGATACTTGAAATGTAGTCTGTTTGCTTGCCAGATCTAGGGCACTACCCATTGCAAAATTAAGAGCTTTCTGGTTTACATTAAACTTAACCAGATTGATTGCCATGTTCTGAGAAGCAGTCTTACCAAAAGCTTTGAGCTTCTTCTCCATATTCTTCAGAGCAGAATCGACTTTCCTGATACTCTTGGCGTTGACCCCAAATCCTAATTCTGCGAAGTAGCTTGTGATTGCTGGCATAGCTTATCCTTTCTGATTTTGAATTCTTTTAGCTTCTGCCTTGTCATAAGCTATTTGTTGCCTAGCATCGTAAACTCTAATAACTTCTAACATCATGTAGGCTTGCTTGATGGAGTAGACATTCTCTAACTCCCATAAAGTGCAAGGCTTTGTTTCATGGGTTAGCAGTTCGTAAACAATCCAGCTTTGAGAGAACTCTTCTTCAACTTGTCTCTCATCTTTGTTACGAACTGTTGGTGCAGAGGATTTTTTATTTAAGCCTCTGAACCGCTTTCCGTAAAAACATCTTGGAAGTTCCACTGAATCAATGCATCAACTACGTTGTAGAGGTGGAGAGTACGGCGAGCAAAGTGATATTCAAACTCATCTTTGTCAATAGCCTTACCTTCAGATTCCATACGACTACCCACTACGATTTTACGTACTAGGTCAATGTCTGGGCGCCAGCCCGGAGTTTCACCATTCTCAATCAGAACATCTTGAATCATGATTGCAAGGGTGGTAGGAAGTGCGTTTGCTACATATTTAACTTCGTCAATCTCAAAAGATTCAGACGGAAGTTGGGAGAGAGTTTTTGCCATTATTTATCTCAGAATTTAAAGTAAGTTATTTACGAAATCGGATACTTCATTTAAAGCAGTGTCAAACAAACTTGTTGAAGGTCTAGTGTTGCCACCTACATTGTAAGACTCGGTGGTCTGTGCGAACAGTTCCCAAGACCGATCTTCAATTTGTCCAGTAAACGATGCTGAAGGGTATCCAGTAATATATGCTTCGTTAGTAGAGAACACGCTACTCCCCGAAGCATCTTTAATTGTTAGTGCAATCCTTGCTGTACCAAGTTCCAAGTCTAAATCATGAATCTGTGAAAGTACATCATTGGTAGGTGAACTACCCATAAGAGTTAGAATAATCGTAGCAGATGTGTCTTTATTCTTAACTCTCGTGTTCTTACCACGAATCCCACGAATTACTGTAAAACCTTTTACATTTCGTGTAATGGTGATACTCTGCCAACCAGCTACTGGGTAGCCACCGATGTTAAGACTTACGTCGGAAGGATTATAGGTTGAGACTGTAAAACTATTAGACATTACAGAATACCTTCCAAGATTGGTAGAGCAGAAGCGCCTATGTTGAACAAGTCTTCAAGCAACCCTGATTCCCCGTTGTTACTACCAATGTTAATAACAGCTTGAGATGATCTGAGAATCCACGTCCTAGGTTCAAAGTCGTTACTCTTAATTAGAGAAGGGATACCTTCAATCCAAGTATTGGTTGAAAAGAACAAGTCACTGCCTGAACCATCCTTCACCATCATTTGGAACTTGCCACGCTGGGTGATTTCATCAATCTGCCACAGCTTAGTAAGGAATGTGTTACTTGTACTACCACTTAAAACTGTAAGCTCAATCGTATAAGTTTGGTCATTGTTATATACTCTACTGACCATACCAGATGTTGAACGCTGTGTTGAAAATGGAACCATATCCTTATTTATTGAGATAAATGTTCCATCAACAAAACCTTCCAAGGGAAAGAATCCACAAAGTAATACAGAGACTTCTTGAGGGATGTATGTCGCTAACTCAACCATTAGAATCTCCTAATGAGGGGCTTTACAGCCCCTATTAATATTACTTACAATTTCCAACGATCTTCAATCGAGCCACCAAGAGCCTCAACAACAGCAACTGCCGCTTGATCCATTTTGGTGTTACCACCAACCAGAGTTTGTAGGTTAACAGCGTGAATCATCCATTCACGGTTTTCACCAGTCTCAGCATCGGAATAAGAACTGTCTGCCTGAGTGCCAATGAATGCTTGTTGTGCAAAGTACAAACTCTGACCAGAGTTGTCCTTAATTGTGATTGAGAAAACGAAGGTATCGGTTGCGTCTTCTTCATCAGCAATTTGCATTTGTTGAAAAACACGGTTACTGATAGAAGCTTGGTGTAAAGTTACCGAGATATCGGACGCTTTATTACGACGCTTTACACGGAATGCAGAAAGATCAGAACCAACTACCAGACTAGAAGCTGGGGTTTGCCGGGTGATATTAATAAACGTACCCGGAGCAGTACCAGAAACAATATGTGTTTGACCTGCCACGTTAATCAAAATTGTTACTTCTTCGGGACTATAAGTGCCAAGGATAATATCTGAAGCCATTTAAACTCTCCTTATGCGGTTACAGTGCCAACGATAGTAACAACGCGAACGCTGCCCTGAAGTCGTGCAGTGAAGAGGAAGTCACCAGCAACACGCTGGATTCGTTGGTTAGCTGCGATGGTCAATGGATCAGGACTTGTGACGGTCCAGCCAGAGTCATACAAGCCGTTAGCTTGACCTTGTGCAAGTACAGAGCGCATTTCACTTTCAATGATCAAGAAACCATTACGGGTATATGGAACTTTCAACAAGTTAACAAGGCGGCTGTAGATAGCCTCTTGCATGCGTGCATAAGTCCAATCGATGCCAATGATGATATCAATCGCGTCACTAACACCAGTAGACATGTTACCGTCTTGGAAGATGTTAACACCCGCCACAGTAGTGTACATATTAGCATTCTTGGAACGCAAGTTAGTACGCTGAGTATCAGTCAATACAGAAACTGTAACCAAAGTTGCGCGTTTAAAGTCCCAGTCATTACTGCCCGGAGTACGAGGAAGCTGACTACCAGCCCAAGCTGCTTCTGGATATTCAGTGTCTGCTGTTGGCAGATAGATGATTGCAGTACGGCTATAACTACCAGCTTTCAACAAAGATGCTGGATCGGTTGTACCAGTTGTAATGGTAACTGGGTCAGCGGTGCTGGTCAGGTAAATTTTATGACGTGGTTGGATAGAGGCAGCAAGAGCCATAATATCAGCAGAAACATGAGTCTCTGCAATCAAAGCATACCAAGCATTAGTCACATCAGTAGCAGCGTCTAGTGCTTCAACCCAAGTTTCAGTTGGTACAGCATTAACGCCCACCAAATTCGCAGAAGACACAACACTCCAAGCAGTCCCAGCAACAGTAGGTGCCAAAGTGAGGGTAGTGGTGCCTGTGACAGTGATACCGGTTGGAGTACCAATAGCAGCTTTCAGACCAGTTACAATAGTGGTTGCTGTAGCACCAACACCAGAAGTGAACGAGTAAAGAACGCCATTGAGAGTTACACTGTAAACAGTGCTATCTGCAACTGTTGGGGTGAAGGTTACACTGTCTACTTGACGGCGACCAACGATAATCGAAGGAGGACGTACACCATCTTGACCAAACAGGCGCTGGGCAATCTTATAAACATTGTCTGTGCTGTTGAAGTCGTCAGCTACGGCATCAAAGTCAGTGTAGGTACGAACACGTTCAGAGAAATTAGTAAATGTTGCGAGCACCAGAGGGATTTGAAAGCTAGCAGTTGCTACTGCTGTGGTTTCTCGATTTATGGTGATAGAAATAATTGAATCAAGCTCTGCCATCGGATTTTATCCTTGTGTGGAGTAAATGTAGCCATATGTAGGAATCTTTTTGGAGATTCTGTTTTTAATAGTATTAAGTGGGATTCCCAGAGCTAGAGAAGCCTCCTCTAAACTTGAGAACTCCTTTCCTTCTGCCATGTAATTCCTACTTGGTTTTTCTTTCTTTATTTTATTGTTTTCTTCAAATACTCCACGAAGTATTTGTTGTCTAATACTTTCAGGTCTTTTATTGTAGACCTGCCCAGCTATAAACAAATCTGGAAACCAAAACCCTTTGTAGTAGTTTGGAACCTTTAATGCTGTTGAATTTGACTTTCTTTGTGGAACTTTAATGTCCCCTAGATAACCTTCAACCCTGCGCTTTTCATAAACATTCTGAGAGATATCTAGAGCAGCCAAAGCGTATTTTTTACTAGGGAACCAAAAACCTAACGCATACACAAACTTTTGTGGGCCGGACTTCTTTTCTGGGATTTTAATTTCACCAAGGAGATTTCTTTTCTTCCTTGAATTAAATAAACCTTGCCCCCACTGAAGCTTACTAAGGGCCGTCCTCAGATTAGGGAACCACCATCCAGAAACATATATTTCTTTATCATCAGACCTAGATTTAACTGGGCCTCTGAGCCCACCTTTACCACCCATCCCACCAACGGAGAGATTGTATCCGTGACCAGTTACTAAAGAGTCATAGGAAGAAATGGCCTTTTGCTCAAGAGCATAGATATAATCTCTTGTGCCAATACACAAAACTTCAAAGGTAAAATTTTCTTTACCGTATTTCTTAACAGCTTTATTGACTGGGCGTCCCTTTTTCACTTTCGTAAAATGTTGAGCCTTTCTGTTGGTTGGATTAGTCGTAACACCAATATATAGCTTCCCATTTACAAGATTTGTTATTTTATATAAATAATGAACGTCGTCTTGCAAGATAAGCCTCCTAAGGGGTTATGATAAAATCTGGTGGGACTGTAAACACTTCGCCTGTTAATTCATCAACGATGATTACAGCCTCAACTACATCCACAATCTGCTGTGTATTAACAGCGTATGTAAATACGACATCCATATTGTGATATTCAACCCACTTCGTATCTCGTTTCTGTGGTGCTCGACGGATGTTTGTTTTTGTTCTTAGATTAAGACTATTTCTTTGTAGCTCTTCACGCACAAGTACATTGTTCAATTGTTGTGTGAAGACTTGAGACATTTCCCCAGACTTACTCCCAACAAAACTAAACTGTGCGTAGATATTGTAATTAGCTTGGATGGTGAGTTCATCTAATTCATTAACTAAAGTAGATGTATATCCTTTACCAACCTGTTCAACTTGCAGAATATTAATTACAACATAACTCTCGGCAGGTTCTGCACCATTAGAGTGAGAGAAGATAACCTGAGGGTTTGTGAATTCTGATAAGGCTACTAAAGCCCCTTTACGGATACTTGTTCGAACGTCGGAATAGACACTCAATTTTTGCTACTCCTCAGCGTATTGTCTGCACGATATGAGGAAAGGCGATTAAGCGCCCTTTTTAGCTACCTCAAAATCTGTGGTGTCATACATTGTCCCACTATCAATCAGAGGATTATTAAAACCCTTGTCTGCAATTGTTTGGGGACTGTTTGGTGGAGTATCCCACTTAGCTATTACATCCTTCATCTCTTTGACAAAGGTGGGGCCAAGCTTTGTGTACTCTTGTTTAAATGAACTTTTACCTTCTGCAATCCTTTGCATACTTTCTTTGAACAAGCTGTCATAAACACCTTTTTTAATTGGTGTCATGAAACCAACCCGTATGAAAGGACGTATTGGGTTGGTTGAGGTTCCTTCCTCGTTAAACTGTGCCACCTGAGCTACGGGCAGGTTGTCATTCTCGGGTCCATAATTAGAACCTTCAAACCAACCAATCCTAAGTTTATCTTGTGTGTTTTTGGAGATATCCTTCTTCATCTTCTCCCAACCAGACTTATCAACCTTCAACTTAAAAGACATTTTGTTATCCTTTTTAGTTTGGGGTTAATTCAATTCTGGCTGCTTGAATTTTAACGTGCTCCAAAATGCCCATTCCGTTTGTCCAATCATCAACCTTCATAATCTTATAACGATCATTCTTCCAAATGAATTCATCAGCATCCCAGCCTGAAGTTCCCTCTTTAAGAGTACGGGCATAATCAGCGGAGTAAAATTTAACCCACACTCTTGTCCTGTCAGCTTCGGGAAGCATCATGATTTCATAAGGTTTCAGAGGCTGGATATTTACTTGAAGAAGAACTTCAGTAACAGTGCCCTCAACCCAATCACCATCAACAAATGAACCAGCAGTCTGTCTATAGATTGTGAGGGGAATCTTATGCGTCAAAAGGAATTGTGGTCTTAGCATATCAACTCCTAATAAACAAAAGTTTCACCACAAGAAGTGCAGCCGCACCCTGTGGTGCATCCTGTCTCACAACATTCCGCTTCTCTACAGATATCCCCATCACAAACTTCGATGTTCATGAGCTTGCTTGGACAACTGTTAGCAGACCAAGGCATCAATCCCATAGGGATGAGTACAGTAGGGTTGTTAATGAAGTTACCAAGAGCTGCTAGATAGTTCTTAGCGTAGTCGTTCCACACAAGAATATCGCCGGTTTGCTCTCTCGTGTTATATCCGGAGATAGTGAACGAAGCACTAATAGCAGCCATCCTCGCCGCCTGATACACATTTTGATTATTTAAATCTAAGAATTGTTGTATCTCTTCCTCACTGAATATTGGGTAAAATGGATTACCCAAAGTATTACCAATCAGCAGGTTAACCTGCTCGACAGGAGTTAATGCCATAACTATTCCTTTATGTAACCATAGTATTGTAGTTCGGCTTCCTGTCTTACTTTGATTGCCTCTTCTAAAGAATCGTAACGACCAAGATTAATTCGTTTCTTTTCTTTAGAAATGTAAACTTCCCACTTACCTCTTTCTGAACACCAACTAACTCCAGTTTTACCTGATGTATTGTGTGCTTTAAGAGTTTGGTTAAAGTTTTGTTCAGAGTAAGTTGTCCACCTGCAATTTTCTAAGAAGTAGTCACCATTGACATCAATTCTGTCTAGTGTAGTACCTTCTGGACGCTCACCCATATCTTCAAAGAAGTTAAGAACCCCATTAGATGGGTCAAGCCATCGATCACAAATCTGGATACCTCTACCACCACTATGCTCAAAAGATTTATGATTTTCATCAGTAACCCTCTGAATCATTGCTCGATAGGAAGCATATGTCTTTGTTTTATATTTTCCGTGTTTCACATTATGATGCATTTTAGACCTCCTTTAAACTAATTTGATCTAAAATCTTATCACATAATTCTTGTAAATACAAGGGCAGAACTAACCGCCCTTTATACTTACGCAGCAGGCATAATACCGGCAGCAATCAATTTAGTAAGCAATGCATTATAAGCTACAGTAACTGCTGCCAAGTCTGCAAAGTCTGGAGTTTGTTGGGCAGTGAAAGTAATTTGTTTTGCAATACCAGCTACAGCAGTTGTTGCAGCAGCAGTGCCGAGAGCAGTACGAGCAGCGGCAGCGGTTGCAGCAGTCAATACAGAGCGGCCTACAGCAGTAGAGTCAGTGATGTCAGTGGAGGCAATACCGCCCAAACCAGTATCCAATTCTTGTACTGCAAAGATCCAACCGTTTTTAGTTGTTACAGCCATATTTAAATCTCCGTAAATAAGGGGCTATATTTCAAGCCCCATTAGATCGTTTACAAGTACAGACGAACAACAGCGGCAGGATTGAGCATGGCGTTCAAGAAGTTCTGCTCGGTCATGATTTCGATGATGTCATCTTTTTCATTCAGGTATTCGAACCAGTACGAACCTTGGGCACGACGGTTGATCGAACCAAAACGGTTAGCCGGAGCGTAGTAGGTTTTGAACAGATCACGAACACCAACAGGCAGCAAGTAAGCATCACCTTCTGGAATGAACGGTACGAAAGTACCAGCAGCATTCTCGTAACCACCGGCACCGGCATTGATGAATGTGATACCGAATACAGTCATCTGTTCGAAACGTGCATCCAGACCAGCAACATCTGCACCACCTTTACCCAACAGAATGCTTGTACCTTGGCTTTGGTCAACATACTTGAATGCGTCAGTTACGAAAGCATTCTGTTGCAGAGCCATATAGAAGCTGTCGGAGCACAGGCATACGAAGGCACGAACAGTACCGGCTTGACCATCACGCAGACCATTACGAACAGCTTTCTTAGCAGTGTTCAGAACAGCACGAGGATCAGCAGCACCTGCGAAGTCAACATCGATTTCTTCACGAGTAACATCAAACTCGGTGTAGTAGTTGGTTACTACAGTGCCACGAGGGGCGTAAGCAGTACCACTTACAATCAGTTGCATACGAGCAGCTTCAAGAGTGAGGGAATGCGCTTCACGCAGATCAATCATCTTGTCAGCACGAACCGAAGCTACAGTTTCCAGCTCAGCAAACTCAGCCAGACTACCACCTTGAACAATACCATCGATATCATTAGGGGTGATTGCGTCATCAGCAGGGAAGTGAGGGATCTTCAGCAACAGGGAATCTTGTTCACGACCAGCGATGGTCTGATTACGTTCGTCCCAGTTACGGTCTTCCAGAATGTGACTTTTCTTGGTGTTACGAACAATCTCGATGTTCTTCTGGCTGCGATAGTCAGGAGTAAACAAACCGAGAGCGTTAGTGATACCAACAGTATTAGGAACAATGATCAGGGATTCGGTGCGGTCTACAACCTTACCCGGATTGTTGCGGTCAAGTACAATTGCCATAGTATTTATAATTCCTTAAGGTCGTAGATTAAACAGTTTTGAGAACTTGGATGCCTTGTTGCTCAAGCAGACCCTTCAGGGTTTCAACTTCAGCGTCAGACAGATCGGCACCACCATCAACAGCAGCCGACTTAGCTACTTGTTTGATGTAGTATTCTTTGAGTTGCAGAGCACCCGAAGTACCTACAAAACCAACAGCGTTATATTTACCAGAGGCAATTGCACGAGGAACAAACGAAGGGTTGAACGAGAAATGATCGCCATATACAACAGCGAATTCATTGGTCAGAACCAGTGGAGCTTCAGAAGCGAGTACGGTCCAAGCAGCAGTAAGATCGGCAGACTTGGCACGATAAACTACAGTACCCATACGGATAGCTGGAGTGATTGGAGTGATATTCAGATCACGGCGGCTGTAACCAACCGAGGGGTCCATCTCATGGACAACCAGATCAGAGAAGCGTTGTACGAAAGTTTCAGCAACGAAAGGCATATTTGTTTCCTTTAAATAATGTAATTAGATCAAGCCAAGTTTTTGTTTGATAAGATCTTCGGTAGAAGTTTTAGCTTTCGAGGTAGTCTCTACAACGGCTTCAGTACCTTGGTCGCCAATCTCTGTAAACATATCAGATGCTTCAAGAGCTTGTTTCTGTGCAGCAAAACCACTCAGAACAGTTTCAAATGCCGAGTCGTCCAGAGAAGCCAAGGACGTGCTAACGGCCTCCACTTTGTCAGCGGACATAACAGCGGCAAGTGCAGTCTTGCGACTGGTCATTTTTACGGCTACAGCAGCAGCTTCAGCAGAGGCTACTTGAGCAAGTGCTTCAGTCAGGGCTGCTTCTTTTTCTGCAAATGCAGATTGGAGAGTAGTCAGGGTTTCTTTGACAGAGGTAAGCTCTGCTACTTGGCCTTCGTACTGTGCAAGTTGTGCTTGCAATTCAGCGAGTTGCGACATATCCAGAGTTTCCTCATTGGTTTTCATATTAAATAGCTTATTCTTAAGCATACTGTTTCCTTCGGGTCTTTGAGCCGTATCGGCCAAATAGTTATAGAACTGATCCACAGTCATGGAACTATCAGCCAAACCAAGCTCAATTGCTTCTTTCGCAAGGAAAGTACGCGCTTGTGTCGATTTAACTGTCTCTACAGTGAGGTTACGGTGTGTCGCAACAAACTCTGTAAATTCGGTGTACAAAGTGTCAACTTTGGATTGGATATCACTAATGAAGTCTGGGCGGAAAGAACCATCATCTGCAAAAGGTGTTTTAGATTCACCAGCAAATACATAAGTGCGCTCGTAGCCTTCCATTTCAAGAGCTTTGCTATCGTTCATGAGTCTCACGACTACCCCAATACTACCCAACTCACTTTGACTATTAGTAATAACTTCATCAGCAATTGCAGTCAGAGCGTAGCCAGCGCTTGCACTGAGCCCATCGACATATGCAAGAATCCTTACACCGTTATCATCAGCAAGTTTACGCAAGTAGTTTGCTGTATCGAATACCGAGTAAGCTTCACCACCGGGGCTGTCCACAATGAAGGCGATGGTTTTAGCACCAGCATCCACCATAGCTGAGAAGTCTTCTTTCAAACCTTCGTATGAAGTACCACCGCAAAGGGCAGCAAACATTGTCGGCTTGTAGGTAAGAGGACCACTAATCTCAATAACACCAGTTTGAATATCAGCGTTATAAGTGAGTTGTTTTGGCTCACCATCAAAGAGAGCTTCAGGGGAAGTTTCAACATCACCAGAGCAACGCTTGTTCACATAATCAACAATAGTCTCAAACGAGCTAGAATCAATCATGTGAGGAACGTTGACAATTTTACTTTTCAGACGTAACAAGCTATGAGCCATTATTCATATCCTAGTTCTTGCCAATCTTCTAAGGAGTACGTAGTAACAACCCCAGCCATCTTGACTTTAATGTATTCGGAATCTCTTGAGATAACCTCGTAGACCGTTCTTTGTATATTTGCGTTAGCGTTGTTAGCTGTTGAGGCATCCCCAGAAGATCCATTAGAACCACCAGTGCCGTTAGACATACCTTCTACCATCCCTGCACCACTGTTAGAAGTTTCTGGTGTAAGTTGTTTAGAAAGTTCTTCTACAGACAATTCTTCATCCACTTTGTAAGGGATGTTAGCTTGATCCATAATCCAATTGACAACTTTTGGTGCTTTCGGAATTAGGCCAACTGCTGCTGTACGTTGAATAAACTTAGAGATTTCATCAAGACTAACTTTACCAATCTCACCGTACGTCCACTCTGGCATAACTTCTGTTGACCAACCATTTAACTGGAACAGTTGTTTGGCAAGGTCAAAGTTAAGTTGAGTTTTAATCTCATCCAGTTTAGATTGAATAGCCATCTCTACTACGCTGATTTTAGATTCAGCAAGAGAGAAGCTACCGGAACCATTACTACCAAGAGTCAAGAAGTCTGCAAACAAAGCAGTAAGAATCTCTGCTGTGTAACGCTGAATAATAAGGTTTGTATCATAAGACTTTTGTCCAGTTACAGACATAATCTCAAACTCAAACATTTTCTTGCCATCTTGGTCAAGGATAAGGGGGAGAATCAAACCAGACTCTTTAGCCTGATGCATGTTCTTGATTACAGTTTTGTAATGTTCGAACACCGCTTTATCTTCAACAGTTGCGGTTTCAGTCATATACTGAGGTGGCAAGTAAAGCACTTTAAACCCGTTCGAATCTTGAGCCACGGAGATAGCCTCCGACTCTTGATAAGCTGTCTTGTACTTCCAAGCTGTCCAACAACCAACCAAAGGAGATTGGCCTTCGGGGCTATCTTTTATGGGATTTGAGCGGAACAACATGAACTTTTTACGCGGGATGAACTTAATGTTAGTATCGTTAAATTCGGCTACTTCTTGATAGGAATTTATAGCCCGATTACTTGGGATATTAACGCACTGATTCAAACCAGCAAGGTCACGGCCTTTATTCTTGAATACCCAACTGTCAATTGAGTCTTGTGAACGCAAAGGAAGTTTACGAATACCAATTAGGCCATCATTATACATCGAGCCTTTTTCTTTGTATCTTTGACGATAAACCTTCTCTACCGGTGCAAAACCATAACGGTTGAAGCTCACAGCTTGCTTAATAAAGGACTTAAAATCGTGTTCCATATCATTCATACATTGACGCATGAATATGGCTTTATCTTTCAACTCTTCTTCGTAGCCTTCTGGAATCTTTACTGTCCAGTCAACACGAGAAATCATCATCTCAACATACGCAAGAGCTGGGGCAATGGCACCATCTTTTTCCATACGTTTAAAGGTCTTAATTGCTTGTGGCCAACGTAGTTCGCTAGCGCACTCCTCAAGAATTTCGCCACCTAAAACCCGAAGATTATTAAATCCAGTTTCACCAAGAGCAAGAGTTGGAATATCATTTTCCCCAGCCTCTAGGGAGATTTCTGCTTCGTCAGCCATTTAAGCTCCTGCATTAAGGAAGGGGTTAGATTGAGTTAAGTTTGCGGATAGTAAGCCGGAGGAGAAGTTTGGAATTTGTAACTTCTGGGCAAGGGTGATAAATGCATCACTTGTGGCGTCCACTTGGTCATCCTTGTTCTTACGGCTCCCATCGAAACTCTCCAACTCATCAAAATAAGTGTCTGTCCAAGGCGCTTCGATATAATCAACAAGTCCGGCTTCAGCAGCTGCTGCGAATGGTTGGAATCTGATAATCTTGCTCTTATTAGAAGGACGCATTCTAGCGTAGAAACCTTCCGACAAAAGTTCTTTAATCATCATTTGTCCGGCAGCCTTCCCAGCTTGGCCCGGTTCTTGTGGGAGTATAATTTGAGTACCATCAGGATCAGATCCAGCAGTCTCAATTATCTTTGCCATAACTTCGCCAAATCTTGCACGAAACCTAACAACATCAATTACAATATAACGACCTTGTTTTGTCTTACCAATAAGGACGCCAGCAGTCCAGTCCGGATTTGGTAGTGCCTCACTAGGGATCGAACCGGCTATATCCCACGCACGACAGTAAGATATAATCTCTTTATCAAACAGATTAACTTTACCACAGAATTCTTTTTTCATGAATCCCGCTGCACTTTCCCTTACGAACCAATTGCCTTCCAGCAATCTTTTTCGTTCGGTGCCGCGAAGACCTTTGAGCCAAGCTACATACTTAGGGTTAACCTCTTCTACAATTTTATTGTCATAAACGTTAGCACTAATGAAGGTAAAAGATAGAGCATCTTGCTCTCTTACACCATATTCAGCTAGAAGTTGCTCTTTAGTATCAGCCCAAACAAAGTCACCATCCATGAAAGAAAAGTATCTCAACATCCCATCTTTTGAACGGTCAGGAGTACCATCTTCTTGCAGGTAAGGCTCTACCCACTTACGAAGTCCATGATCTGCATCAGGGTTACATGTGATTTTAAGGTGGGGTTTGATCGAAGGACAAGAGGGGTTCCGCATACGAGACATGATATATTGTATCATATACATCGTATATTGGGTTCCCTCGTCTATATAGAAAAGATTTGCCTCAGACCCTTGCCAGTTTACATCAGCTTGGTCGTTTTCAAAGTGCTTTAAATATATTTCAGCACCACTAGCATGGAACACGAACTTACCATCCTTCGCACGCCATGTATATTCATCTGGTTTATATGCTTGACTAAAGACACGTTTACATTTAGTAAGTAGACCACCCGGACCATTAAGCTGTGGTGTTGTACGACGGGTCATCACACCAATAAAGTTAGGGATATCCGTGTACTTCAAGAAGTCAATAACGCCAATTTCACTTTTTCCGCTCGCGGCTGCGCCACCGAATAAGGTTACGTCAGCCTCCGAGGCGATATACATACTTTGGCGTAATGAACACGGGCCGGGTAACTTTTTCTGAACAACTTCAGCCACTTGTGGCCTCCTCAATGTATTTAATAATCAAGTCTTTAGCTTCATTACTAAAGCATTCAGTGTAACCTGTGAACTTCTTAGTTGGTTTATAGTAATAACCAAGAGATTTTAATTCCCGCATAATCTTTCTTTCAAGATTTGCAGAGTCTATATTAATCATCTCTTTTTCATATACAAAGTTATAGTCATAAATATCTTTTTGGCGTTTATAAACCTTTTCCCGACCTTTCTTATTACAAGTAATACCGAGTTTCAGGAAAGATTCCTTGCCGTCTGACATTTCAACAATATAAATTGAGCCAACTCTTTGACCAAGCTCTGTATCTTCAGTGTACCGGTCAACCATATTATAAGTTGTTTTGTCGTAAGTACATTGGGCACAACCTTTACCTTTTACATGGCAAAGTGGACGTTGTTCAAAAATACCATGCACATCACAAACAATTTTAACTTTAGTTTCTGTATTTACATATTCTGCAAAATCATATGAATACTTATCTTTGTGAGTTTGTTTTGCTCTTTCGATAAAGTACTCAGTCGTGTATTCTGAATAGCGTTGAAGCAAACTTCTCTCGACACCACACTTAGGACAACCATTACCATACATATGGGGTCCGGCAGATTGCGTGAACTCACCATGTTCTGGACAGCCAATTACAACTTTCTGAGTGAAACCTTTAGTTAAGATAACTTTAGAATAGTCATATTTATGTTCATGGAATTCCGCACTCTTAACTAGAAAGTCTTCTTGAGATAATCTCTGCTTTTCTACACTGCACTCTGGACATCCACGGGATACCAAGTGGTGTGCTACCGTCTGACTGAAAACACCATGCTCTTTACAAATGATATCAATTTTACTTGTAGTTTTGGTTGTTGTTACTAAAGAGTAGTCAAACTTGTTTTGGTGTATTGCGGAGGCTTCAACAACAAAGTCCTCAATAGAGCGCTTGAGTGGAATAGACTCATGAACACAATGGCGACAACCTGCACCTTTCAGGTGAGAGTCAGTTCGCTGAACAAATATACCATGATCTTTACATTCAATATCAATGTAATATCTTGGACCTCTTGCTTCCCAAGCAACATATTTATATTTGCTGTCGTGTATGTTGTTTGCTTTTTCTACAAACTTTTCAAAATTAAATTCTGGCAAAACTTTAACCTCTGATTAGGTATTTAATAGGCGAGAGCTAGCTAACTGAATCAGCAGTTAGCGGGGATGGCCATCCTTTCGCTCTCATTGTATTTCTTTACTCAGCTTCTTCCGAAGCCTTTTCACCACCATCACATGTGGCAAGATATTGCTTGATCATTTTCGATTTATCGCGACCTTTAATACCCCGACGGGCAAGGATTGGTCGGATTTCCTCGATAGGCATATCTTCAAGTTGTTCTTTCGTATAATTTTCTTGAATTACTTGATAACGAAAACCCGGACTATCTTCCAACATATCTTTGCTTTCAATGTACATCCAGCAACTATGCGGATAACTCAGTCGTGGTACTTTGTCTTCTTGGAGGATAGCGCCTTTATTAGAGGCTTCTACCACATTCTTCATGAAGTCGTAGCCGAGGCTATCATTGCCTGTGACGTACAGCATATATCGATTCATTTAAATTCTCTCCGTTATGTTCAATTCATAAAAGAGATATTACGCTACACAACAGTGGTTTGTCAAGCTTATTACAAATATATTTAAACTATTTCAAGCTGTCTTAACAAATAACTCTATATTCCAAGAGTTATCTATAAATCAGCTATGTAACTCTAATATTCACCCTACCATACCCACTCAGCCAACATCCTGATTGAGATGCAGCTACTTGCGCAGACTGCCCCACGGCTATCTTAATACCGTCACTAATTTCAACAGGAGGTTTTTCAGATTTAACAAATACATAGAGATAGTCTGTAGTTTTGTTTTGGATAGTGATCGCAGTTCCTGACGGAATAGCTGAAAGCTCATAGGCATTCTCCCACTCCAATCCGGAAAGAATTACGTCTTCTTTTGTATCCCCAGAAATTACTATTACATTTTCCATAGACACCTCAAACTAACGCTAATGTTGCAGCAGAGTACATCGTGCCAAGAAAGGCTGCCGTAACGCTGGTGTCGTTAGTTGATGCTGACAACACCCTAATAGCAAAATCTGTTTTCTCTGCTACGATAATTCCGGGGTCTCCCTCATGCCGGTAAGGTGTGACCTGACTGACAGCAACTTCAAGGGGCATTCTATAGAAACCTAGTGGGGACTGGAAGACCGTAGCCATAGTAACAGTCCTATCTACGCCACCTGATCTTGTCTGGGCGAATAGTATTGAGTGGACGCTTAGGGTGTGCCCTGCTGGGACTGTGTAGACAGCTTGTCTTGCTAATCCGAACCCTGCTGGGATCTGTCCTCTGATTGTACCCCCACCGGAATCGCGAACGTTGATATCGCCTACGTTAACCTTGGTAGTGCCAGCACTCATAATTAGTATCGAGTTAATCCTGAACAATTGAAGTGGAACTGCCACAGGCGTTGTACCATTCAGTGTAATAGTTTGGTTAACTTCGACATAGTTGATATCAAGACCAAAGATGGTGATTGTTCTAGCACCTACACCGGCAGCGGCGTCACTCGTACTAGTTGATACTACTTCAAGACTCGTAGCCGCTGTCATCCACGGGTAAAGCCCACCAACAGACCATACATCCTCTGGTAGCGAAGCTTGGTCAACATCGGGGTTGCTACCTAGACCAGTCACCCTGCGGACACCCGGTACAAGGCCAAGCCCAACAGCAGTGTAGAAATCCATGCCTTTAGGGTGAACGTTTGTAGTCCACAGAGAACCGTTGCTACTCTTTTCAAGGGCCTTTTCTTGCACTAAAAGAGTTGTAGCAGAGTTAGGAGAGTAAGCCCACAGACCAACCTCACCGGGAGCAATCTCTAGTGGATCTGCCTCTGGAAATGCTGAGAGATGATAGCCGTCCACGGTTGTTGGGGCTGCTAACGATGTAGCAATTTTACAGAATGAAGTGCTCTTGTTATGCACTTCTACTTGTGTACCGACAGTGATGCCAGAAGCTGTGTAGAGGTTTGTCCAAACTCCTTTTGGTACTACAACATCTACTCTTGTTATCGCCATATTGCTATCTCCCTTTAAGAGATGGTTCTTCTAAATTCGTTAGAACCTTATTGTTATTGTTACAAAAGGGAAATTGTATACGTGGTAGGTAATTCGTACCACTCAGCTCAATTATATTAATAAATATAATTGTGTATAAAATAAATGTATTAGCACCCACGCTACCATGGTCTAATAACTCTCTGAATGCAAAATCACTCAGCTTCTCCACTCGGTAGCTTACCTACCAGCATTTGTGTGGTTCGCCAGAACCACGGGCTTCCGAACTAGGCAGCTCAGAAATTCTTTTGAATAACATAAATCCCGAACGATATCACTACGACTGATTTCGTGCGAGTTTCTTGTTATTCATCTTCATCAGGTTCAACGAATACTAGTGACAGACGTGGTTTCATTTCGGCCTTGATCTGCTCAGGAGATTGCTCTTCCTCTTCAGTATCACGCTTACCTTCTGCACGAGCTTTGAAGTTTGTAATCTCATCGCTGCTAGCTGCTTTTTCAACGCTGACAATGGAATTGATAATCCACTTTGCGCTTGCGACAGACTCAGAGTTTACATTTTCATTCTTAAGACTCTTATCAATCAAAGCTAGAGCAATATCTTCGCGTTCACGAAGCTTGTCAGCCAGTTCACGCAGTTTACTCTTTTTGATTCGAACCTTACTGTTTCCCGAAGTGTTTCTGTTTGAACGTGGCCCATCAAACCTAGTATCTGGGCTAGGATTCGGGTTTGTAATTTTCTTAGCCATAAATGTTACCTATTAAGATACAGAAGGCATAACGCGGAAGTTTGTACTCGTTCCGGCGACACCTTCCGCCACATTGACCCAGCCCATCGATCCACCTGCTGCAATTGTATTATTCCAAATCTTGTGACCTCTGGAATAATAAAAACCATCGGTTGGAATTGCTGTTGCATAGTGTGGGGTGACAGAGACAAGCATCCACTCTGCTGTTGTACCTAGTTGTGGGATGATCCTTTCGAATATCAAAGCACCACCGCTAGGGCAGGTGAGTTCAGGGACACCAGATGCACGTAGACTAATATTACCATTAGATCGTACAGTTACAGCACCGATTGCAAACAGTGTACGATGTTGTCCGGGGTTTGCCCAACCATGAAGATTTGAAATACGGATGGTCCTGTCAGCATTAGGGGACACATAGCAAGATGGATGGCCCTGCATATCAACGTTACCAGAAGCATCAGTAACAACAATTTTGTGTTGTCTGTTGTTCTTAAACAGTGTCATTCCGGTAGTTTGCTTACTGTTCTGTCCCACGTATTCCCAAGACTGAACTTGGTCAAGGCCTACACTACTAGCGGCAACCATGTTGTCAACAGTACCGAGCATAAACCCACCGGGGCCAACCTGTGTGCGGCTGCTGACACCTTCCCTGAAGATACCCCCATCACCAACACCACCTTGAATGAAAGTAGTTGCTACAGTTTGGGATGCGCTAACTTGGTAAGTGCCAGACTTTCCAGTTGAACCTGTCAACTGTTGGACTATGGTGGTTCCAGCAGTAACCCCAGTACCCGTTAATGACATACCCGCAGCGAACCTGCCAAGCATTGACACATCGTTCTCAATCGTAAGGGTAGTTCCTGCAATGGAGCCATTACCTCGACCCGCACCAACCGTACCATTGCCAGCATTAGCATGTCTGTTAGCTTGGAAGAATTGTTGGGCGCCAGTTTGAATGTCAAAACAGATACCTACAGATTCAAACCAAGTTTCCATTACGCTATTGTTACTGCAAGCACCAAGCTCCTTCCAACCCAATCGGGTTTTTTCACAAGCAAATTGCCCCATAGCCATTACACCAGTGGGGCAACGTGCAGCCTGACCAACACCGGCAATATCAGAAGTACTTTCACCATGACCACTTGCATTGTCTGCAACTTCCGAGGGGGTTGGGTCAAATGTCAACAGTACACCGATATCTGATATATCATCTGGTGCTGTGCTCATACCGCCTGTGTAACCGTTCTCAAGTTCAATTTGACCGTGTTGGCCAGTGAACATGTAGCCAATACTGCCAATAGCTCCACGGGCACCTACTTGACAATCCTGAAACTTAACAAACTGGTTTGGGAGAAGTGAATGAGCATCGGTATATCCGGCTCTTGACCACACACATCTGTTGAAGTTAATGATTCTGACATTGAAGAATGTCGTGTGCCACAACCCACCTTGAGTGTACCCAGCATCCCATTTTGCACGGGCATACAATCCCCACTGTGTTGGGTTGACAGGTGCCACGTTAAAGTCTGCTGTTGATGCTCCGCTTATAGTGAGGTTAGACCACCCGCATTCTGCAACAACGCCAGAGTCAATTTCCACCATCCCGTAAGTAAATCCGGGATCTGCTACAGGAAGAGCAACAAACCCACCATTCCTCACGCCGGGGCCGTCAACTGGAACTCTGGAGCGGATGGTTAGCTTAGTTACGGGGGAGAAGCCAGACCCAAGTCTAACCTTACCCCCACCCTTACTGGACGCATATAGAGATGCTTTTTCACAAGCCAGAGTGTCATCTGTCACGCCGTCAGCCAGTCTACCAAACTCCTCCATCCAAATTTCACCGGAAGTAATTCTTTGGAACCTGCCTGTTGGAACACCCACAACAGCGAAAGTATACCCACCATTATCCGGTTCTGTTGAAGCAGAGTCCCATATGAAATCACCACCGCCGCGTGGGCCAAGATAAGGTACTCTTGTGGACCACCCAGCATGATAGGATGCGACTTTATAAGTAAGGCCAGTCTTTCTTGGTAGCGTCAATAGGTCTGCAACAGAATCAACAGACACCACAGCACTGCCAACATTCAGTGCTGCACCATCGGCAGCAAGGTCTGCAATGCTTACTTTTGTACTTAGAAGACCTTCTGTGTAAACAGCAGAAGCCTGTGCATCATTGGCGGAGTCTAAGGAGTCTTGAGCAGAAGCAGCGCTTTCAGCAGCTTTAGTAGTCGCTGTAACTGCACTTGATGCTGAAGACACAGCCGAAGTTTGACTTGCTGTGGCACTATTGGCAGAAGCTGTTGCAGAGTTAGCCGAATTCGTAGCACTTACCGCAGCTTGGCTTGCAGACGCAGCAGCAGCATTCTTACTAGCCAATGCACCAGCAGCATCAGCAGCCACTTGAGCTGCCAAGCCATCACTATGAGCTGTCTGATCAAGCATCAACAATTCATTAATTGTTGTCTGCGTTGTATCATCTGTAATCTCAATATTACCAATGTTGGCATAAGATCTGTATTCTAAAGAAAATACACTAACATGATACCAACCGTTTGGGACATCAATTTCATACTCACCATCTTCATCTGTCTTAAAGTCTTTTGTTACAAACATAAGAACTTGTTCAGAGGTGTTATTAGCTGTAATCCGAACAGAAGAGTTTTTGTATGGTTCGCCTGTAGGGGTGAGGAGGGTGCCTGAAAGAATCATATTGTCCCTACTGAGGTGGAGAGCTTGTTTTGTTTTTATAGAAAGATTTTCTTAAAGCCTATCAACAGGACAACCTGCAATACATTTAGAAATGATAATAGGACTTAAGAAAATCAACTCTTTAGAGGAGAGGGCTAAAGAGTTGATGAAAGAATGTCTACAGGAGAGGATAGACTTCTTTAAGATGCTGACGCGAGAGGAAGAGGAGGAGAACGTCAGCTTTGAAGGCACCATTAATAAAGAATTTATACTTGGATGGTGTCGGGTGAAACTAATTTGAGTGGTTGGTACTGAACTCCAACTTGCTGACGGCATATTCAGCAGCATACCCGCGTTGTGCTATTTCTAGTCTTACGCTGTGTATCAGTCTACACATTCACTCAAAACTGGAGCATACCTTGAAGGAATCTAACCTTCGACAACTTAAACGTATTCTAGACTACAGAATAAGGAGCCAACATGAGGCAGCATAAAACTTTAGTTTGAATCTTTAAATTCATTACCCCGTATTAAAACCATTTGAGCATCAATAAAGACACACATTGATAAGCTTGTTTAATTCCGAGGATTTCAGAACTCGTCAGTTCATTTCTTTAAGGGGCTCTAAGGCCTACGAAAAGACATTATTATGTCTCTCGGAATTGGAGTATAAATACTTCCTTTATTTTTCCCTAAAAATTTCCGCTGGTCTTCCTTGACCCAGTAAAACAAGTATGAACTATAAAAGTTCTTTTGTCAAGTAATTGACTAATTTATTTGCAATTTATTCAAAAATAGGCATCACTTTACGGAATTGTGTGTTTCCTTCGGTGATACTTTCGAATGCATACTCAAATTTAAAGTCTGGATTGTCTTCTTCCCACAAATCTTCTTCAAGTTCTTCGTCTTCAAGATAATCTTCAATTTTCATTTTTAATCCTATTCTTTCTCTTTTTGATTGCTATCTTTTCCCAGTCATCTGGGTGTTTAGCGTTCTTTTCTAAATTACATGTTGGACACAGCAGTTGAATATTCTCAGGCCAATTACTCCCACCTAATGCAAGCGGCATAATATGATCTGCGTGGTAACTTGTGAATATTAAGTTAGCAAGACATCCTGTACACAGGCCATTTTGTTTAACAAATAAGTTATGTATATCGTCTGCTGTAAACTCGCCTTCAGCGTTCTTTATTCTTGCACGTCTTCGGTGTGAATTAGCTTTGAGTGTGGCTTTATTTTCTAAAGTGTAGTTCTTAGCTCTTTCTTTGTAGCATTCAACGCAACCACCAGAGTCAGCATATTTCTTACTAAAATGTCCTTTTAATTCACAAGCAACATTATCGTAGTAATACTTTTCTTCTACATATATGGCTTGTGCTCTGGTTTTAGGTAAGAAAGATAATTCCATTTCAAGAAGTTTTGTTGATTCGGGGCTATCTGGATCAGCAACAGACTTTAGGAAGTCCATTGTGTCTTTAGCATATTGAATTGCTTCTTTTGCTGTTTGTTTGCGTTTGTATTTCTCTTCAGCCCTATCGGAACTCTGTTCTCTAAATAAATCGTTTTGTTCGTGAATGCATTCAACACATTTAGTGGATTCAACCATTCTGTCTGCTATATGTCCATTCTTACATTCTTCACCAATAAAGTAATATACCTCACCAGCTTTTCTTGCGTCACTTCTACTTATAAATTCCACTACCACCGTACCTAATCAATGTCAATCTAATTAGTATACGGGGTAGATAGCTTATTAATCAAGCTTTCACAATATTTATTTCTTATTTGAAACTGTATTATATTGAGTTTGTCAAGTTATATTTAAAATAATTGTTCAAACAGATAACTTCTCCTCAATAGCAACACCATCTTCTTTCCAATTCAGACTGATAGGCACTAAATAATCCACACCAAACCTTTTACGAAAGCAATCACCCATAGTTTTTGATAGTAAGTCAGCATTCTTAGTCTGCACCAAAAATGAGTCATGCACTGGCAAGCATGAGATATTCTTTTCAATCATCACCTCTAGAATATCATTAGCCAAATGACTATCAGCATTTTGTAAGATACGCCCCATGCTATCTGGGCAACAGAAGAAATCACCAAACTGTGGGTATTTATCATAGATAAGCAACATCACAGCCTTTGCACCGCCAAGGGAATACTTCTTTTTGTCTTCATCCTTAAGCAGATTAATCTCTTTACGAATAGCACCCTCTGCATCGTCGTCGTTATAGCAGTTAAACATGATGTTAACAGCGAGCTTCACGATACGACGATCTACTGTGTTTGTTTCATCTTCAAGAATACCTGAGTAAACGTCTAGTGGAAGGTACTCGACATCAATATCCTTGAGAGCAGCAGCTACACGAAAATGTAGATTGCAGAAGTCAATCTCACAAACTTCCTGACCTTCAATCTTAATATCAAGTCGTGCATCCGTATCTCGATTCTTAATTGCCAGCACATCAGCTTTATAAAATCGACCACCGTAAGCAAACGACTCATTGAAGATACGACAGTAGAAGTTTGTGAGAGTCTTACCACTACCATCTTCAATACGAAATGATTCATTCATATGGTTGAGCTTACGAACAACCTCTTCCATTTTCTTGATATCTTGTGTGTTACGATAAGGGATTGAATTCTTGTCTTCATCTCGCAATTCAATAACCTTCACGGTGTCTTCATATGCTTTCATAGTTTCCTCAATCAATTCTTCCATGTGCCAGACTTCAATGAACTTCTGGGTTGGAGTGATGTAGCTAACTTCCCTCTTCTCTTTAATCTTATGTGGCTTACCCTTAACATTAACCACATAACCTTCATGTACTAAGTATTCAATACAACGAATAACCTTACGAGAGGTAATATCTTTCTTACTACTTGTCTTTGTTCCTCCTGTGTCTCTACTATACACAAGCTTACATTGTTTCTTAAGACAAGCAATCAGATTAGTGACAACCACACCTAACGTAGTAATGTCCTTATATCCATACACCCTAATAGCATTACTTACCTCTCTACTAACTTTAATATCATAGGTTAGTAGCTTAGTATTCAAGATTACATCTCCCATCCTCCTCTATACCTCCCTACTATCATATAACGCAATTTTAGAGACAAAATGCTCTGTAGGCCACAGCCACAAAGGCTTGTAGCAAAAATCCCATAAATAAGTTTGCCTAAATTCGTCTGTAGGCATCAAATCTGAACAACCATATTGGCACACACAGCAGCACCTTGTCAACTCTCCCACAACATTATTTTTATTCCAAACAAATCTATTCACCGCTTGCAATCCCTGAATCATGCGTGTAATATGACTTCATCAACTGAACGAAGGAGAGAAATAAATGATTTTGAAAGACTTGATTGATGCTTTACAGAGAGCAGAGGAAGCTAATGACTTGTTGCTGAGGTTGTGGTTGCAGATTGACGTGTATTCCGGAGAGCTTCGAGAGGGTAAGCTTGATGTTCATACCCTCAATGAGTTGCTGCATTTCTTTAATTTCGATGATAGCGAATAGGAGAACCCAAATGCCCATCATCCACCTACACACCTACCGTCTCCTGAAACAAATCCTTGAACATGCAGATAAGGTTGTGATAGTGTCGGTAAACACAGATGATGGGAAGCAAATGGCATATACTTATGTGAAACGTAAACAAACTGAGAAGGGAGAGAAGAAATAATGGGAATGTACACAGAAATTCAAGGTACTATTGAGTTTACAACCGAAACACTGGCTGAATGTTTTGTAGGAAAGAATCAGTGGTCAATGATGGGTCACACATTGGATAAAGTAAAACCGTTCATCACATTCAGCCGAAGTCACTGGATACCACATTCAGGTGATGGTGTAAAGTCAATTGAAGGTAATATTGTAAAGTTTCACAGTGAGCTTAAGAACTATGACCACACAATCGAAGAGTTCTTGAAGCTACTTCCTTTTATGGCTAAGAAATGGTGCTTAGAAACTCGTTATGAAGAATGCAGTAACTGGACATTGCACAGGAATGATGAAGAAGATATCGACGTGAATGGTGATAACTACTTTGACAGAGAGCGGAGTAATGTTCCCGAGCAAATCTATCCAGATATTGATGTGTTTGATGAGAGTAACTTGAAATGACCCACAATTTCCGAGACAAAGACATAGACGAAATCTTCGTCATCCATTCACCAAACAACACTCTCCTCCACGTAAGCTATCTTGGCCCAACAGAGGAGACATTTTACACGAGGGCTGATATAGTGGCGATGTTGGACATTATTGATGGGAAGGAAGAGGGAGCGCTACGTAAATGAAGATTAGTGAGTATCAGCAGGGTTTTGTTATTGGATTGGTTCTAGGTGCAATAATGATTATAACGATGTGTAGTTATTTTATTATCCGTCCTATGCTAGCTTTGGAGAATACTAGAATGCAGCTCATTGAAGAATGTCAGAAAGTTTTACCAAGGAATCAAACCTGTGAACTGGTAGCTGTGCCTGAGGAAAAACCATGACCTATATTCTCTTGTGGTTCCTTTGTGCTTACTGCGCATATAAGCTACTCAAAAACTACGTCTCAGCCAACCTGCGACTAGTAGGCATCCCTGACGCTAGCATCGCTCAAGCTATGAGAAATGCCGCTAAGAAAGACGATTCGATTGAAGAAATCTACAATGCTACGGACAATACAATCAACGCAGCATTTTGGACAGTGGTTTTAGTGGTGCATCTAGCTATTTGGCCTATTTGTTTGGTACAGTTGGTGGTGTGGCAGACAATAGATAAACAAGACTTTTCGGATTTTAGGGGTTGATATGCTTCAGATTAAAACAGATAATCATGGTACTTACTGGATTGAACTAGATGGTGAGTGTATTCATGGGTGCCTTACAAAAGAATCCTCGTTGGTGTGGTTTAAGAGTTATCAAAAGGTATGGGATAGCGGCTATAAGTTTAAGACAGCCGAAGAAGAGGCTGAATTGGCTAGATCTTGGGAGGGCTTGTAATGATTACCCCAACATGGCATCTAGAGCAAGCTATTATGATGCTTGACAAGTGGTATAAATTTGCTGAAAATTCCTTAGCGCTGATTGACAAATACCCTGTAAAGTATAGGAAGCTTCAGCCACAACGACATAAACAGAATGCAGACTGTAAGCGTAATGCTCTACACTGTAAAACGGCTGGACTTGTATGGCATGATCGATATAAGAGGCTATTAGACACACAAAGAGGTATGTTTAAGTGAGTGACACAAGAGAGTGTGAATTCTGTAGAGATAGGCTAGAAGAGTTTGCAGAAGATGCTGTTGTCTGTGGAGCCTGTGACGGAACTAGATTATTGGGTGTTCGTGAATGCTTCTGTCACGCCTATGAACCTTCAGAATGTGGTTGTGAGGCTGATTGGTCAGATTATACAGAGATTGATTACTGTGAGGATGAAGAGTGAAAGTATGCTGTTCAAACGGTAAACCTTATGACTCTCTAACAGACTTCGAGCGACTGGGTGGGTGCTCAACCGATCAATGTGTAGGACCAATAGAGGTTGAAGACTTTGATCTATTACTAACTGGTCTTGGAACATTCGATCCAAAAGACATACCGACAATTGAAGATCTTCTGGATTTCGATAGAGGTGTGCAGTCTGCTATTGATGGACAAGATATACGAAAAGCCAAACTAGCACAATTTGGAAGTAGGCTTCAGAAAGAAATAGATCTATTAACAGTCTGTGGAACATTCAACACAGACGAATGCATCAGTCACGAAGACTTTAGACATCTCTTCAACAAATCTGGTAGTTGGGAACAATGGATACTTTCACAAATTGAACAAGAGGGTGTTGAGAAATATAAAGCGTGGTATGCTAGGATGTCAGAAAGGTGTGATTTGCATAGTGATTTGATTGAAGCTCATAATAAATTATTTGGAGAGAAGGATGAAGCCACAGGAGATTGAGAAGATTAAGCAGTTGGATGTCAATGGGATAAACGGAACTATCCAACATCTGTTGATGAATCCTAACATTAATCAAATGCCGTATGCTGATGCTATCTATTATTTGCTACACAAAACACTTGACGAACGTGCATACTATGAGAAGATGTATCAGAAGTTCTTTAATGTGATTACATCGGCTGGACTTATGACTAATGAATTGCTTGAATTGGAGGAGAAATGATTACTTTATGGTTGATTGGTTGGGGATTTACAGTAAACTTCTGCACGCCAGAAGAAACCCTTAAGAACAATACAATGTGGCAGAATGCTAAAAATGATTTGAGTTATATGTTTACTTGGCCATTACAACTAGGCACATTTTGCAGAAAAGTTTTTGTGAAATAAACCTTGCATAATAGATTGAAGTGTGGGAAGCTAGAGATGTTGGGAAAGTAAAGGTGTGGAAATTTAATATCAATTGAAAGTGAGGTGGTACTTTGGGAGCAAAATTGCGCAACTTCGTAGTTAACGTCGATGGACAAGATGTTGAAGTCAATCGTAAATCCACTAGGAAGACTCGTAACGGAGGTTTGCCACAGGAACAGAAGGAGAAGTTTATAAGGGAAGCTGCTGCAAAGATTGAATACATTAAGAAGTTCGTACCAACACCGTCACAAGAGCAAGCAATTGAGATTGCACGCAATAACACACTAAGTTGGATTGTTGGTGTGAGTGGTTCTGGTAAAAGTACCTGCATTCTTTGGGATTACTGCCAAGAATATCTTCGGGATAACACCAAAAAGATTTATGTAATCAAAGGTGCTACCGAAGTAAGTATGGATAAGATTGGATTCCTCCCTTTTGGTTTGGATGAAAAGATGTCTGCACATATGGTGGCTAATCGGAAGATTCTTGAAGATTTCCTTGGGGCTGAAAAGGTTGCAGCAGACTTGAACAAGCGAATCTTTCTTCTTCCGCCAAATTATCTGCTTGGACAGACGCTGGAAGGACTCATTCTCATTGAGGAGGCTCAGCAATTACAGCCCAACGTTCTGAAGTTGATTCTTGAACGTACAGGTGCTCGGGGAAGTCGTGTTTGCGTGGTTGGTGATGCTAGTCAACTCTACACAGATGCAAAAGAGGCTAAGTTGCGTAATGGTTTGACTGACGGACTCAAGCGATTCTTTAACGAAGACATGTCGCCTAAGTATCCAGATGTTGGTCATTTTGAGTTTAATATTGAAGATGTACAGCGTTCAGAAATTGTGAAAACTATTCTGCGTGCGTATGCTGATTATCAGTAGGAGGTTTATGAAGGAAATTAATGGGGTGAGAGTTGCATACAATGCCATAGATTGGACAGGTCATAAAGTTGGAAGACTTGTTGTAAAGAATATTGAAGGCAGGCATGCAACTCGGAGGACTTTAGTGTGGAATGCTGAATGTTCTTGTGGTAACACCACTAAAGTTACATCAGCCGAGTTGTCAGCTAATGACACTCAATCTTGTGGATGTCTGCACTTAGAAGTAATCGCTGCTACGAATAAGGCGTTTGCAGAGAAGTATCAAACGCATGGAATGGCAGGAACTGTGGAACAGAAGGCTTGGAAAAGGATTAAACAGAGATGTCTTAATCCTAATTCATTAGAATATGAAGTTTACTCTAAGATTGGAATCTCTGATTCATTTGCTGAGAGTTTCATGAACTTCTATAATGATATTGGACCAGTGCCGAGTGACCTTGTAGGGAGGGTTTCTGTAGATAGAAAAGAAAATTCACTAGGATATGTTGAAGGCAATGTCCGCTGGGCCAATGATGAAATGCAGTCAAGAAACAAGGGGATGTACACCAGTAACAAAAGTGGCGTTAATGGAGTAAGGTTGCATATTGGGGCTGATGGCAAAGAGTATTGGTGTGCTAGTTGGTATCCGATATCAGGTAAACAAAAGAGTAAATATTTCTCTATACCTAAATATGGAGATGAATTAGCTTTCTTCGCGGCTTGTGAATATCGAAGTTTGATGATTGAACGTTTAAATTTGTTGGGTGCAGGTTATGCCCATGACCACGGTAAATGAGGAGTAATAATATGAGCGAAGAAACTTTTATCCCGATGTTCCCACCAAAGAACATTTTCACAACTGAAGTACGCGGACAACAACATACATACTACCTCACTGGTCCTATTACAGAACCTGAAAATTATGTAGACTTGTGCAATATCCTACGCTCTAGTGGGCCACAAGACGAAATTTTGATCAGAATAAATAGTTCAGGCGGGTCTGTAGCAACAGAGCGGATGATTTGTAATGCAATCGAAGAGTCTGAAGCAAATGTTGTAGGTTTTATTGAATATGCCTGCATGTCAGCGGCTACGACTGTATTCTTGGCATGTAAACAGCATGGCTGGGGTCCACACATCCAGTTCATGATTCATTGCGCGTGGTGGAGCTCTTATGGAAAAACTCCCGATATTAAGAGCCATACAGAGTTTGCTCACAAACAGATGGAAGAGGAAATTATTGCTACGTACAGCGGCCTGTTGGATGAATCAGAGCTAAAAGCATGTAATGATGGGAAAGAGTTCTGGTTTGGTGCAAAAGAGCTTGAACAGCGCATGAAAAACTTTTATGAGTACCGAGATTCTCAACCCTGTGGTTGTGGCTCGCCTGACTGTGAAATCAATGCACGGCTTGCCGAGGAAGACGAAGAAGAGCCTGAATTTTCTTTGGAAGATATCATCGAAAAAGCTGTGCAGGCTGGTGTAACCAAAGCTCTAGCTGCTCGTGATGCAAAAGAAAAGAAAGCAGCACGACCTAAGAAACCAGAAGGCGGAGCTGTTTTGAAATAACTTGTTGACAACGCATGTGGAGGGCTTTAAACTAGACTCCACTAACCCAAACACAAAGGAGATAATAAGATGATCAGCACACAGGAAATCGAGGAACTCATCGCAGAACAACAAGCTGACCTTGCTGCACAGGAAAAGTCAGAGAATTCTGAGGAGGAAGAATGAACTACTTTGACCAATTACACGAAGTTCCAGACGAAGACGAACACCTAGAACCAGAATTCAATATTGACCCTTATTGGAATTTAGAATTTGATCTGCACTACGCACAAGGAGAAATGTAATGATAAACGATGTTTTTGAATGTGTTAATACTAAAGTGCGCAAAGAACTACAAGGTATCTATAAAGCGTACAATGTTGTACATGGAACAGTAACCGCAAAGGCAGAAAATAAAATGATCGTCTATAGCGTCGTTAAGTTGGACTTCGGCCACAAAACAAATGTTGGTGTATTTGACACACAAGATAAAGCTAAGGCTTATCAGTCGAGTCTTGAGTTAGAGTTATTTGATAATAGCAATCTTTGTGGTATTAGTTTTGAGATTGAGGAGTGTGTAGTAGTATGAATTACGAACATGATCAGGTAGAAGGCTTGGAGTCATCTTTGGAACATTGGATTTTGTCGGACGAACAAGATATGCGTGAAACATTTGGGGATGATCTGGTGATTGCAGTCAAGGAGGCTTTAGTAGATGACTGATTATGATCGCTGGTTGGAAGAGGGTGATTATTACTTAGATGAACTCTACGAACCGAAAGATAAATATGACGATTATGAGCCAAATGATTACCCTGATGAGGATTGTGATTAATGGAAGAACCCCTAGGTCCACTTTGTGGGAAAGTAATTAAAATCATCCCTCACATACCCTACTACCTAGCTGACGGAAACGTTGTTCTAAAGAAGTGGAAGGAAGGTTTTGTAGACCGAATGGGGAATAAGGCAGAGCTTACGAAAGTGTTGTTTAGGACGAAGAAGAATAAAGAGAATGTTGTAGTTATTAGGGTTAGGTGGGAGTAGAGAAGATGACTGAGAAGAAAGAGATTAAAGTTTCTACAGTTACATACGAACAATATATTGACTATGAGTATGTCGATGTCGCTAATTATTTTATTGTCTCTGCACTTCAGGAGTACATTTATTTTCATACGAATGATAGAATGCTAGCTCAGTCAAAATGTAATGAGATTTTTGGGGTTGGTAAGTACACAGTAAAATCCTCCAAAATTACTAAGAGTAAGTCTAGACTAGAATCAGGAAATTTATCAGCTACAGGAACTAGTACCAGACGGGGGCAGTCTAAATGAAGTCCAAACACATCCAAATGTACATGAACATCGCACAAGTATTGGCAGACACTTCAAGTGGTGTTAGACTCAAAGTAGGTGCGGTATTGGTAAGAGATAATAATATTCTTTCAACGGGATACAATGCTTTGCCCGCTGCTATTGATGGCCCACTAGAAGATAAAGTTTATAGTATGGGAGCAGGTGGTTGGATGGATGCGGACTCTTTTAAAGAAACCTATCCATATGAAGATGAGTTTGGCTATTATAAACTTGTTACCAAACCGGAGACACGTCATGCTGAACGCAGTGTGCTTATGAACCTGTGCAAAACTAATGAGTCTGCTGTAGGTGCGAGCCTCTTCGTCACCGACGGATGTTGTAAATTCTGTGCAATTGATATTGTGGATGCTGGTATAACTGAGGTATACTACAAAAACGAATACAGGGACACGTCTGGAATAGAATATCTAGAATCACAAGGTGTTAAAGTAATTAAAATTTAAAGGAGAACAAAATGCACACTAAATCTTCAAGTTGGCAAGACGATGAAATTATTGACACCAAGAAACTCCAATTCTTTTCATTATGTCAAGTGATGAAGGCACTGGGTTATGAATACGTAGAATATTGCTCTTGTCCTTCTAGGTTTGAGAGCAAGCATTGGTCAAACAAAGGTCGTAAAGTGGTTAGCGTGTCCAACGCCATCCGCTTGCATAACGGTGATAATATCAAGTGTATTTTTGGTAGGCCACCAAGTAAATTGACTATTCTCTCCTTCAATGACTATACGATTGCTAACGCAAAAGCTGCACGAGTGGTAAAGAAGGTCAAATTGCAATTCTGTCGACAGACAAACCAATTAATTTGTCAGGACCACCGTGTTCAGTTTGTATATGGAAGTTACTCTTATTTGTTTCTGAACAACAAGTACTCGGGGTGATGTATGAGCAACAGAACCATCGCGTTGCTTTTTAGTAACTCACATTGGATGTGGTCTGAAGATTATCATTTCGGTAATCACAAACACCTTGGAGAGTTCGTTGAAGTATATTTTGCTAAAGGCTTCTCTGATCGTGAGGTTGATGAAGTGATTCGGGACTATTACTCTGATAATATTGAACATCTTTTTGACTAATTCTAAAGCTCGGGACTTGACTGTCTCGGGCTTTTCTTATAAACTTAGGAAATCAAAATGAGAAAATTTGAAGGTTTATCTGATTTCTTTAGAAACGCAACAGATGAAGAGAAACAAGAAGTTTATTCAGAAGTTATTGAGAAAGCTAACCAAGAACAACTTAAAGTAATTGAAAAGGCAAAGGAGATTGAGCTTGACAAAGAAACAGCTACACCGACAATTGCAACTGCTCCACAAAGACCTGACTAAAGTAGAACTTAGGATGGAAAAGATATCTGATAAATTAGGTATCGACAGAGGACATGAATGGGTTGAGAGAACTCTTTGAGAAGTAGAGGAGCTTATTAAGATGTTTGACTCATCTTGTCCTGATTGTGGCCTAACTGGTCAACATAAGATGTCGTGTGATACGTAATACGAGGATGAACAATGAACTTAGTTAAACAAAGGATTAAATGGGAGTATGAATATGCTTTCGGTAAGCCTGTAGAATTCCAAGCATTCTTGGATTATAAGAAGTATAGACACACAGAAGACTTTAGACTTAATTCAGGGCTGGAAGAATATTTTGAATATGTTATATCACTTGAAAACAAAATAGCTGAGCTTACTAGCTCAAGGTAGCTCTATCGAGCCCTAAACATAGGTAGAAGGAAATGAAAACTTCCGTAATTAGTATTCTTGTATTTACAACGCTTCTCACAGGCTGTACACTCACACCTGTAAAGCAGACCAATAGTGTCATCGTAGGTCCCGGAACATTCTATGCTAAATGGCAGAAGCAAGTGTTGAATGCTTGTTCTGATAAAGCAGCAGAAGTTGTTCTAAAACTCACGGCTGATAAATACAGGGAAGGAATTCTATTAACGGAAGAGCAGATTGTTATGATTCATGGGATGTTGGTTAGGAAGTGTTCTATGAATAGTGGGTTGGTTATATAATTGGAGAGAAATATGAGTAAGAATGAAAGATGGTTCTTTGGGTTTGTTACCCTGTGGATTGTACTATGTGCAGGGAAGCCTGATTTGATCGATGCACTCACTGTACGTGTTATGGGTGATCAAGCTGTTTACGAAAAAATGAAAGGAGAGTAGCAGATGATTAGTAATTTGACACCACTAACAGATGAACAGAAGCAATTGGCACAGGTAGCCCGTCGAGAGAAGATTCTTGATGGTGAATCCCTACGACACGGTTGGATGGACGGGCAACACTGGCGTGATTTGGCTAAAAAGATGAACACCCGCCTTCCACAATCCTATCAGCCAGCTACTCAGACCAAATACATTCGAAAAGTAGCAAAGAAAGTTGGTGTGGATATTAAAGAGTGGATTGAGAGTACCGGATGTGCTAATCTTACTGAAATTAACAATTTAAACCCAAATATCCCAGCATATGCCATGACAGGTTGGATGTTGGAATGGATTGACGAGTTTAAGAGCTAATTTAGGTGCTTTTCCTGCATAAAATTTATAGAAAGTGCTTAAAACAGCCTATATTCAACACAGTGTGAGGATGGTCTTGACGTGTTGTAAAACACCGTATAAAATATGCAGGAAATCACTTTGGAGATTATCATGATTAAAAGAATCTTAGCTCTCAGGTATGTATGCAAGAAATATGACTTAAAATACCACCTGAAATTCTTCGGCGACGAAGGGTGGCTTGCACCTGAAGAGAAGATTATCTGTGTCAGTTTGTTCCAAAAGCACTTCTATGAAACACTTTATCATGAAATAGGGCACATGGTTGCAGAAAGGAGCCTAGGTTTTAAGCGGAAATATTTTAAAGCAAGGTGGTTTAGTCGTCTTCAGTTCGGTGACTATTATGATGTGTTTGTAAGAATTGAGGAAGAAGCTAAAGCTAGTAAATTCGCTATGAGAGTGCTTAAGACTAAGGACAGGACTTATCTGAAGAACTCTTGGCATACATACACATCAACTGTTGCTCGGTTGATTCGTTCTGATGAGCTTGATGTTTATGTAAAAACAGTTGCAAAATATAGTGGATACTTTGAAAACAAATTGGAGATTAAATAAAATGTTAGTTCTTATATATCTTATCGTTTCACTTATATTCGTATACATCAATGCTACAGCCTGTTATATTAGAGGAATGAAATATCCTTGGAGACAAGATATTCCTCTGTGTCTTATCTGGCCTGTGGTTGTTCCCGTATGGATTATAAATCTGATTAATTCAGATGATCCTGAATGCTCACAATGTCATAACAAAGCTTCTATTGGGCATAAAATGTCTTGTGGAAAGCGTTATAATAGGAAGAATAAACAATGATCATGGAGCATTCCTATGACAGAGAAGTGATCAAAGACTTCATCCGCTGGATTAGCGATACGCATAAGTGCGCTGTCGTGAGCTTTCCGAATGAATTTGCAGCTAATAGTTATGTCAACTATCGTTTTGTCAATGTTTCAGAACTAGTGGAAGAGTTTATTGAAGGTGAAAAGCATGCAAATAATTAGATTAGATGAAAAAGGTCAGCAGATTAAACCTTGGCTAGCTACAGAAAGTATTGTAATAACCAAAAAAGAAACAAACGTGAAAGTAGTAGAACGAAATAAGACTGTCGGATTCTTTGAGCGACTTTTCTTGCGCAAACATTACTCTAAAATTATCGACAGTTGGGTAGAATCTGACAAAGGAACTTATCGTATTGGTGTAACTGAAGAATACGACGGATTGTTCTCTGGAAAAGTTAGAAGGAATACCTACCACATGTCTTGTTTTCCGGGTGGTGACGACTATGCTTGGTATACAAAAGATTTGAATGAAGCTAAAGACAAATGTATCGAAGTGTTATGGAGGGCAACAAATGAATTGGTTTAAGCGTATTTTCTGTGGTCAGGAAGAGTTCGGTGGTTATGTGGATCAGTGGGGGCTGCCTTCCGTGAAGAATCTTGTGCCGATACCTAAAGTGAAACCACCGAAACCCGATAAGGATATCTCTGAGCCTGTATTGTCGTTTGTCAAATGTGTTCAGGAAAACCCTAAGAGGTTTAAAGTGACCTATGATTTTGAGTATTATGGGTGTGAAGTTAATAATGGTGTTGTGGGGATAAGTAAGAAGCCAACCACCTATAATTACTCGTTGGTAGACGTAATGACAGGGGAGAGTTGGTCTTTAACAAAAGAGATGTTATTTACCAGTTGCCGACAGGAGCGAAAACACACTTATAATCCAGAATGGTTGACAGCAGACGAAACAGAATATTTGATTGATTCTGTCAAGACAATCTTCCAGAGTCGTAAAGATCGTAAGGCTAAGCTTCAACAAATTCGTAAAGAACGTCGTATTCGTGATGAGCGCAACCGTTTGAAGGAGATTTATAAATGAATAATGATTTAGAGCGTGCAGTTTATAATATACTATGGGTTTGGTATCAATATAATTATACACATAAGAGCACAGAAGACTACTTCAGTCATGCTTGTATGGGTGCTGGAGAAAATGCAGCATTGTTTCTTGAACGGTTGGGCTATGGGCACGATGATGGTTGGGGGTTTGTACCTAATCAGAGAGCAAAAGACTTGATGGCTAATGAACTGGAGATGGAAGAATGAGCATTCAAATGCAAAACCAAACAATCATGTTGGGGAACCAATCCATATACGTTTCGATTAAGCCGGGGAAGGGTGGTACTATTCCTCTGTTGATCATGAATGGCATTGGAGCGAATACAACTTTACTGACTCCTTTTGTCGAAGCTATGCATGAAGCGAATCCTGATATCGAGATCATTACTTTCGATGTGCCCGGTTGTGGAGGTAGCTCTACTCCAAGTATACCGTACAGGTTTAGTGGTTTGGCTAGAACAGTAAGTCAGATGCTTGATTATCTTAACTATGCACAAGTTGATGTACTCGGTTTAAGTTGGGGTGGATTTTTGGCGTCCCAGTTTGCATATGACCACCCTCAGCGCGGCAATAAACTAATTTTGTGTGCTACAGCAACAGGAGTTACATCCATCCCGCCAAGTTTGAAAGTACTTTCTCTGATGGCTTCTCCTAGACGCTATACTGATTCGGCCTATATGATTGAAGTTGCACCTCTGATCTACGGTGGAAAATTCCAAACAGATCCTGAGCTAGCAATTAAGTATGCACAGAAGATGGAAGCTAATAGGTCTGAAAATAAAGCTAACGCCACTGGATACAAGTTTCAACAGCTAGCAATTTGTTGGTGGAGCAGTTTGTGGATGCTTCCTTACATTAAACAGCCTACACTTTTGATTGGTGGTAGCGATGATCCAATCATTCCGTTGGTGAATATGAAGATTATGAAAGGGCTTATTCCTAATTCTAAACTTCATGTGGTGGATGATGGTCACCTTTTCCTTCTTTGTTCAACGGATGTTGTAACACCTATTATTAACGAGTTTTTGGAGAGTAAATAATGAAACTAGAGCCTCCTAAACCACCGCCAAGGCGTTGTATGCAAGGCTACACTTGGGTAAATGAGTGGGAACTTGTGGATTGGTACACTGATATGGGTAAGCTTTATGATAAGCGCAGTATCTATGAAGACCGCTGGGGTTGGTTCTTCAATCTGTTTAAGAGAGTCTATCAAATTAAGCTTGAAAAGAGTCTTATGAAGAATCGAATGGTGTGTACGGAGTGGCCTAGATGAATGATTTCAATAGTTGGGAAGAAGTAGCTGCATACCTACAAGCTAATCAATACAATGCAGTGGATGTTGGCGGTGTATTCTGGTATTCAGAAACTCATAGTTGCTGTTATGATGATTGTCAGTGTGAGGAAGATTATAATTCTGTGGTAGAAACTTTAGCATCTATTCAATATATGTGTGATGGACTGCATGAGGTATGGAAACGATGAGTTCTGAACGCTGCTCATGTGGAGCTAGGGAGAAGAATAAGTGTAACAAGGAGAGTGAACACAAGACAGGGAAGATGTGTTTGAAACCTGAAGACACACTATTCATTAACTTTAGAGACACCTTAAGTGGTGGTTTCTGTGCTGACATAGATTATGAATCACAAGCTTGGCAGAAAGTGTTGAGTGATTGGGAAGGGTTTAAAATTGAGGAGAAGTAAATGTTAGTTGAAATGGACAAGGAGATGCTGTCTGCACTAATCAAGGGTTGTGATCCAGCCTATGAGATTATGGATCATCCGTTGATTAAGTCTAAAGGTTATTATTCAGGTGGGCACAGTGACAGATGGAACTGGAACCATTCTTTTGGAGATTGTACAGAGGAACAGTTGTGGGAGACGTATCAACTTCTACAGAATCCTGCACCTTACAAAGATAAATCAAAAGTTTATGGTGGTCCTTGCTCCATTAATGATCTGTATGACAGGTTGTATGCACTTGAAGGGGTCACTTGGGTTTATATTGAAGACCACAACAACCTAGACGTTACAATCACAGTTGAGGGTGGGAGTGATGAACAGATTGCTAATGTACTGTGTAACAGCTTACCTATGATGTGTAGGACTCTTGGTAATTACCAAGTCTCAACTATGTTGGTAGGGTATTTGATTACTTATCGTATTTACAGGAAGATGCAAGAATGAATCAAACAATTGAAGAACGTATGTTGAATATAGAACAAGAGCTATCAGAGATTAGGAAGGAATTGGAGGAGAGTTTGGCGAGGTATAAGAACAAACATTATCCATTTAATGCTGACTTAGATCCTATGACTGCTACAGGATATGGTCTGAGATACCTTGCTCAAGAAGCTAGTATAGACTTTGATGCACTGGATACTGATGAACAAGTGAGGAAGTCTTTAAATGAAACCACTAATCCTTAAAACCCCAGAAGGGCTATATGTCTGTGAAATACCAATTGAGAATGAACCAGAAGACGGGGCATCTGATAGAGAATGGTGGATATGGGCAGCTTGTGGTGTTGGTAGAACACCAACAGAGGCTTATGATAATTGGCTGAAGGATTGGGAGGAGGTGGTGTGAATATTAAACAACAGCTATTTGAAGATTGGTACGTAACAAACAGGTCTGGTCCTGATATAGATGTTTATGACGACCTTAAGCTTGGGGACGATGGTGAGTACTATTATCAAGAAACTTATTGGATGTATCGGGCGTTTAAAGCTGGGCAAGTGCTGAGAGTGTATGAAGAATGACACAAGAAGAAATTGATGAAGACGAAGATATGTATTATTGCTGGGAGGAACAGGTCTGGTTAGAGAATAGGTTGTTCTATGAATATGATTTAGAACATTTGGAAGAATTAAATAAGCGAGAGCGACACCCAACGAAGGAGAAACGTAGATGAGAATCTTAAGTAGCGAACATGCTGATGTTATTAGAAAACAGATTGTTGATGAACACCTAATGCCTACATACGAGAGGTTTGGAAGTGGTGTTTATGAAGCACACTTTGAAATTAATGGTATCAGGTATGATTTCACTAAATATGAAGGGTTGTCTTCGGTTTGTTATGTTGAAGTGATAGAGGAGGAAGTATGAATAACTGGAAACCAAGGGCACCACTAACACAAGAAGAAATAAACCAACTGCTGTCTTCTATCCAACTAAGGTCAACACCAGAAGACCCATGTGCTAAATATCCTGAGTTGTTGAAGATGAAAAGTAGGTATCGTGTTCAGTTTGGAGAGGGGCAACTGTACAAAGATTATAAACTTGCACAACAAAGGTTAGGGAAAGAATGACAGTTAAAACAATTGAATCTAGACACGAAGGTCTTACGGTCTTCGATGTTGAGACAGGAGAACTCCTTTACTATAAGAAGCCTAAAGCTGTAAAGGTGACAAGCTTTGACAAGTATGTTGGGATTGATACCAAATATCCCTACGAGTGTGTAACCAAGGACAGTCTGATTGAGTGCTTGTCTATAATGGATGGGTACATCAAGGATGAACCTTACCTTACTTCTCACAACCTTGTAGATGCACTGAACCAAAGTCTTATGACTCCTTTGGAGATGAGGTTAATCACTCATGTGGTTATGAACCTTGCAGGCTGGAATATCTATATCGGCACAGTCAAGGATTTATGCTCTTGTGGTATTACAGAGGCAAACATATCTAGATTGATTAAGGGACTAGAGCCTAATGGGGTTAGAGTAAAGAGCAGGAACAAACCTTACAGGGGAGATATAGTATTAGAAGTAAGCCCACACTATGGCTGGAAAGGAGATATTAGGTATCGAGAAATGAGGATGAATAGTTGGTATGGTGGTGAAATGTCATTGGACTAGAAACGAACTCATCATTGGTGATGAATTGATACACCTACAAGCCCCTATTTCTGGGGCTGTTTGCATCTACTATACTTATTATACTTTAAGTAAGAGAAATATTAATGGGGTTATATGGCTGATTTGAAAGACTTAATTGAAGATGGGGTGATGAAATATGATGGGTATGAAGGAACAGTATTTGGAAATCTAACAGTTGTAGGTTGGAATGGTTTATTCCGAAACCCAAAGAAATATATTGTATCTTGCTCTGTATGTAAAGAAGATCCCGAACTTCATGGAGAAGGTTTGTTTGCTATGTCCAAAGGACATTTAGTAAGAGGTTGTATTCCGTGTGGTTGTACAGATAAATGTAACTGGACAGAGGACCAGTACAAAGTAAGGGTAAATAGAGCATGTATTGAAAGAGGCTTAGTCTTTAAGGGTTGGTCAGGAGAATTTATTAACGCAAATAAAACAAAAGTGTTAGTGGACTGTCCAGATCATGGCGAGTTTTGGACAATGACTATAAGCTATTTACTCATAGAAGGTGGTTACAAAGGTTGTGCTGGATGCTTTGCTATTCGCATGGGAGACTATAAAAGAAAAGATGATCAAGTTATGATTGATACGTTTATGGCTTCTGGTGGTTATTCAGAAGGCACTAAGTTTACAAGAAGTGAAAGATTAGATAAACACGGACACTTAAAGTATTGGCACATGGAATGTCCTGACTGTAATACTTCAGGTGAGGGACATATAGTGGGGCTGTATAAGGGTAGTAGGTCTTGTGCCTGTGCAAATAGTAGACCTCAAGAGACATACATTAATCTGATTAAGGACGGAGAGAACATCATTGCCATAAAGTTTGGTGTGGCTAATACCTCACTAGAAAGGATTAAAAGGCAAAATTATACTTCTATGTACGAACTTACTAATTATGGTGTTTGGACGTATCCTACAGTTAGACAGTGCAGGGATGCTGAGATAACTTGCAAGCGCAACTTAGAAACTGGTGTTTTAAGTAAGTTAGAAATGCCCGATGGATATACTGAAACTACTTTCCCCTCAAATATTGATCGAGTTATCGATATCTTTGAAGAGAATGGTGGTGTGAGAAATATCTAAACCCCTGTCAGAATTAGAAGCCCTCCTTGTGAGGGTTTTCTTTTGCGTATCTAGAAAATATGTCTGTAAGCCTTGAAAATACTGGATCTCTAGCTGAAGGTCTTAACACGCTCTGCCGTACCCCAGCAACTATCATGCCAAATCCAGAAATATTGACAAATTCTATTAGAGGTCCCTTCACAGTAGTCCAACCCTATCACCTCAATGGAAGCAACTAGTGTGCCAAGCTAGGCTCATCGACAGGACCGCTCATCAGATACTAATAAACCACTTGACAGACTGACTAGAACATGGATAAACACCTTTAGAGCAAATGCTCTTCAGGTATGGCCGCTTATGTTAAACTCGAGAGCCAGAGTTTAGACATCCTGTCAAGACATTTATTTCACCTATTAGCTACCCTGTATCCCTACCACACTTTACAAGGATACGTCAAGGGATTGTGTAGGTCAAGAGCATAGGGCAGCCTTACTGGTTAGTTATACAGCACTGTACGTCAGTACAGGTGCATAATCTGCGCTCGGGAGAGCGCTATGCTTAACCAGTAAGGAAGTGTTGAGACACTAAAAGGAGTTGAATTACTATACTAATGGGTACACTAATGTAGTCATAAAGACTAGGAGGAATGAAGCTTTGGGGGTATTTTGTAGTATCAACAGAAAGGATACTTAGGGGGCTTGTATTAATCTTGTTAATAGGCTAAGCCCTCCATTGGAGGGCTATATAATAAACCTGCTAGAAGAGTTGTGACATTATTTATCAAATGCCTCACTAGCCACTTTCTCAGCCAGTGTAACAGCCTCGATGTAATCCATACCCGTTGCTCTCAAGGCATCATATGTAAGAGCCTTTAGCTTAGCGAACTTAGTGGCTTCTTCGATTGTATCAAAGCGTGCTTTGTCTCCGGGTTTAGCGAAGTGTGATGAGAATTCTTTGTCTGTAAGACCTGTCTTTGAGTTACGTTTTGAAGTGATCATGAAGAATCTCCTTGAAGGCTTGGAAGATTTTCTCTTCCTGTACGACAAAGAATAGCACAACCCTACCAGTGTGCAAGGGGAATTTCTTCGATTATAGGAGATAATTTCTTTTAGACTATTTCAAACGTAACAGGACTATACCACCCATGATCGCCAAGCATATGGAACACTTCATAATCATAAGCTCTGAATGAATAGGACCATAGAATCAAGCCGTTGATGTTCATTGGTACAGATACATTAAGCTTTTTCATTAGATTAGCTCCTGTATGAAAAGTTATTGATCCAATCTATTGATTGATCCGCAGAGACCACTTTGAAGCATCAGGCCACAAGTACACAATAATGTCTTTATTCTCTTCTAACATCTCATTCTTCAAAGCTATTGCTTTCTCTTTCAATTCAGCATAAGAATAGGCATAAAGCTGTTTACTGCTAGCCTTCTTATCACCGTACCAAAGGTAGCCAGTGACCATGATTGAGCCAACGATCACACCACTTTCATCATCGTCTTTGAACACATCATGAATGTTTGCCATGATTAAGCCACCTTCAGTTCATATTGACCGATGATGAAAGTGTTGTTGTAAGACAGGGCCACTTCAGCAGCGTAGATGTGATGACCTTCCAGAATGCCTTTAGCAATCAAAGACACAATGGTTTCTGTAGTGGTGAGGTGGTAGCCTTGAACACCGTTAAAAGCTTTGTTGGTCATTTTGATTTCTTGGTTGGCGAGGAAGGTTTTCATGTCTGCTGCTCCGTTGTGTGTTTCGTTCTCTGTATTAAGAGAATAGACCACTATCAGACATTGTGCAAGGAATTTCTGAAGAAAATCTAAAGAAATTTATCATTTATTTTCAATGAACCACTTTAGTGCCACTTTAGTGGACAACCATCTGCAAGCTCTTAGCATAGCTAGAGGCTGGATAGCCTTCCACTTCGTCTTTCCATGTTCTATGGTAGACAGGCTGAGGTTTATTGGAGGCTACATCTTCTTGAATAAAGATTTTGTAGAAGACTATTAAAGAGATGATCATGATAGCTTCCTTATATTGTAATTCATTAACGAATCTATTTATTCCACGTAATAACAATCAGACTCTTTATAGCCCTTCTTACTCATATACTCACGTTCAAGCTTAGCACATTGCTCAAAGGCTTCGTTCTCTTCCTGTTGTGTGCTAACAGACCAAGAGGTTGGTTCGTAAGCATCACATTGGTTAGGAGATGAACACAAAGCGACATACAAGAGAATAGTGTACATGAGAATCTTCCTTATTTGAGAGGGATTAATCTTGGTTGAGTCTTACACTAACACAAAACCATAAAAGCTATGCTCCAACCTCATCCCGTGAATCTTTGCCACTTGTTTGTAGAACATCATAGCATCATTACTACGGATTGCAACAGGGATTTTATGAGACATTGCAAACAGCTTGATGATGGTTTTCATGTCTACGTTCCTTGTGTTTTGTTTGGTATGGCTCATTATGTTCCTATTCACCACACCAGTCAACAATTATTTTAGGCATTTCGCAGTCTATTTAGACATTCAACCCTCTTGATAAAATTTAGTTGTGACTCTTCCAAACATTAGGTCTGATTCTATCTCATTTACCAACTTAAGTAGAGCATCTTCAACCTCACATCTATAAAACACCTCTTTTCTGTATCTATCCAATACTTCTAACAACCTATTAATTTTAGCTTTTTGCCAAGCCTTGTGGGCTTCTGTTTCACTAGTAAATGACCCAAGCCCCGTATAACCCTTATCTGATTTTATTGATGCTTGAAACTTGCTAGCTTTGCTGGATTTAGACACACCCATGAGCATGTCAGACTTTGGGTGCTTCCTAACGAGATTGTTTATATAAGATGATACAGCAACACATGTTTCTGGTGAATAGGTGTTGCTATCTGGAAACAGTATATCTTTATCAATTTGCAGTGATATATTTGTGTCATATACAGCATGATTTTGATACCACTCAGCAAAGTTTTGAAAGTTGTGCCAATACTCGCACACTTCTACACCTTTAGCTCCATATGTATAATAAGAAGGGTTCGTTTCACTGTAGCACCTTTCTATAATGCCTTTCCATATCTGGTGCACTGGGTTTTCGGACCTCTTCCTACCTCCGAGGTTTTAAATCTAGATGTATGTTCACCTACACCCATAAAACCCACACCCGCAATTAAGCGGGCAAAAGGGTCAGCAACCAAACCACTGTTGATATTCTGGGCGCTGGTCACACGCTCGTAGCCAGTGTTCAAGAACCTAACATAGACTTCAGGACCACTTACTATTTTTGTTATGACTAGCTCACCACACCGTTTGGTCTGGAAAATGTCCCCTTCTTTGTACGAACCTCTTTTCATTTCATCCTCATCATATTAGTTTATTGATTAGTACCACTATAATAACCATCCCCACCACTATTCCCTGTCCGTTTGCTCCAAAGATCATCAGCACCGTATTCTTCCAATGTATTCTCCACTCTATCCCAGCTCTGAAACTTACTCGTCCACTGATACAGCTTCTTAGTCTTACGATCAAGTCTGTAGAGGTCTGGAACCTCGTTGAAGTTAACAAACCAGATTGTGTTATCCTCTACATATGAGCACTCAAGCTTTATATCGTTGTAGTAGTCGTGAGATATCTTGTATAGATTGCCTTCTTTAAAGTTCATAAGGATACCACCATGATTATTTTACCTCTTTTCATAAAACTTCTTGACTGTAACGTTAGTGTAGTCTTCAAGTTTGTAGTACTTGAGGATGCCTGAATGAGGTTTCAGCATTCCTAGTACTGGGTGATGATTGTATTCGATTGTGTAGGTTTTAGACACAGGATCAGTGCTAACACTGTAGTCATTAATCCCATCATCTGAATAGAGATAGTGGATTCTATCTCTATGTTCAAGAACAGTAACATTCTTCATTCTGGGAGATACTTGCCGAAGGTGCAGAAGTAGGTCCAGTTGATGCTGTTAGCTTTCTTGATATCACCAGCTTCACGGGCTTTGTTGAAGGAGGTTTCGAGGTTGGCTTGAATGTTCATTTTCTGGCTTCCTGAGTGGTTTGCTGTCTTGATAGGTTAGATTCTACACACCCACTGAAGACGTGTCAACAAATTAAATCAAATTCTTTTCGAGATAAATGAGAGCCTCTTGATGGGTATTAAACCACTCAAGACCAGCATACAGCCAGCCTGAAGGTGTCATACTCCAACCTAAGACAATCCACTGATCGTTGTCCTCTACAATTTCCATCATTCTTTCTCCCAATTCCTTTTAAGACTTCTCTCAGTGCTATAGCCTCGCTTCTTGTTTTTACCGCCTGTGTCATAGTGGTCTGCACACTTTTGCTTAGCTGAAGAACGCTTGCGTTCATATTTCTGGAATGATTCTTGTGTGTAGGTGCTCATTTGATATTGTCCAGTTTAATTGCTTTAGCTACCACTTTCATACGTTCCATACAATAGTCCAGAGTTGCTGCTACAAGCAGACTACCATCAGGTTCACGAATCTCAGCATAGATGCTGTTTTGATGGTCACGTTTACCATATCGGATGTTTGTAATTACAGCATCATGGTACTTATCTGTCCAGTTCATTTCGTTTCTACCTTATTACGATATACCAGAATAAATCCAAACAGCTTGTAGTCTTCCATGGTCCAAGTCTTACCATACCGCTCATATTTCATGTAAACTTTACGAGTAATCATTTCAACATCTCCAATTCAATCGTCTGTTTTGTGTTATACATCGGAACACATGTCCAATGCCCATTGTCACGGAATAATTTAGCAGCTATGCCTTGGGAAAGGAATGTGTAGGCTTGTTGAAAAGATTGGTGAGTGTTCATCTCTCAGTCCTCATAATCTGCTTGACAATGCATAAAGGATTCATGTTGGCAGGTGTCACACGCAGAGCCTTGACCACGGTTAATCATCACCATTGCGTGACAAGACGAGCATACAGGAAACTCTCCTTGTTCATCTACTTGGTAGGTTTGATAGTGACCAAATCCGTTATCTTGAACATCATAAAAGAAACCTTCAAAGTTATCCATGTCACACCTCACTCAAAGTTTTAATGTATTGTTTGGTTGCTTGTGTGTATCTTATCAAAGCTTTAGTGGTCTTGCAAGCAATCTGTAAAATCTTTTTAAAACTATTTGTGCGTGGTAATTCGTCGATAAAATCGGACATCCAGCTCACTCCACATGGTGTGGCTACCTCTGTGTGGCTGTAGTCTACATCACAGCTTGAGTAGGCAGTTTCTGCCTCAACTTGTTGAGTATCTTCCTCATATTCTTCCTCTGTTTTGATAGGCTTTGCAGCTATTGCTTTCTTGTACAAGAATTCTGCACGTTGAAGCTTAGCGAAAGCTACATCTCTATAGACGCTGTACTCTTCCAAGCTGAATTCACCAGCACGATAGGCTGTCTCAAGCTCAAGGATTTCTGAGCGGAGTTTTTCTACTCTAGACAATTGTGGGAGAATTCGTGATTTCAAAGGAACAGAAGTTTTACGTTTCTCTTTACGAGCTTCGATAGCCTCATCAGAAAATGCCTTGACATTTGGTTTACCATTGATGTAGGTAGGCACAGCCTCAATAGATTTGTCACCACGATACTGGTCATTGCCACCTGACCACTCACCATGGTCTGAGCAGCTATCAATCCACGAAGGTTGTATGTAAAGTCTTGTCATGATAAAAGCCCCTAACCTGAAACACCTTGTTGATGTCTAAGATTATGGGGCTTTGGGATATAGCTGTCAACAACTATTTGTAAACTTTCTCGTCTACGTACTTTGAGAAGCGAATCATTGTCTTGATAGAAGGCCGGGCTCTAGGAAACTCCTTACCATATGCATGAGCGTAGCTGTACCAACGATTTGATGTCCAGATTTCAATTCCACCTAGGATGACCGTATGATAGGACATATCCACTTCAACGCCAGCATCCATCAATTCATTTAGCTTTTTATCCCAACCCGCTGAATAGCTCTCTTGAAACAAGATGCCTCCTAGGACAGATAGCCACACTTTAAACATTTCAAAGTAAATCATTATTTTGTTTCCTTTTTAGGTTCATCATCTTTCAGCTCACGCTTAGCCCTTGCCAGCAATTCATACAGAACGTCTATAGCATCATTCCCAATCTGCTGTGCTTGTGGTGTCTGTGCAATAGCTTGTCCAGCATATGCAACCACCATCGTATACATAGTCTTCTCGCTTGGGATAGTTTTTGCAAACAGAATCAACAGCAAAGGTAGCCAAACCCAACGTAAGGCTTTACGTCGTCCAGCTTTCTTATATTCAACAGTCTCTTTACTGTCCCAAGAGTTGATATCTACAGTGAAATAAAACGCTGCACCTAGAAGTAACAGCAGGGTAACACCGCCTGTCACACCGAAGAATGCTGCAACGCCGGGAAGGATGCCAATGCAGTATACGATAAAAGCCAATTCCATTATTTCTTCTCCTTAACAAGTTGACGTAAAAGTTCCAGTTGTTCTTTCTTCATAGCAGCCTCTTCACGACGACGTTTGTTTCCAACACTGACAAGACAGCACAAGTATACTAAGCCCCAAGGAAAGAACAAGATTGTCAGTAGGATGTGTATGACGTGGGCAAAGGGGTTCATGATTTATCCTCCAAAGCATATTCGAAATAATTAGTCCAAGCCTGTTCTCCAACACTATAGAAGATATGCACAGTGTTATTCTTGAACTGCTGAATGTCACCATTAGATTTCATGTGAAAGGAGTATTCCCCTCCAGCTTTGAAGGCTACTTCACCTGTTGGGATCATGACAACGTCCTTGACACATAAGAGCTTGATCATGTCACACCACCTCAACTGGGTAATGAGCTTTGACCACGTACCTTACAGCACCGTATTTCATGTCAAGACGATCAGCTTGTTTAAGAGCCCGGTTCCGGTCGTTGTAGACTTTACCAACTTGAGTTTTGGTCTGTACGTCGATGATGGTGTAAGTGGTCATTTCATTCTCCTTTGGAAGCCCTTTGCTTCCTTCATGTGTTCAGTATAGGTGGGTAACAGCTGCCTGTCAAGGTTTATTTTGACTCTATCCACTTTTGAATATGCTCTTGTACCCGTTCGTCATCGCCAGAGTAGAACACATACCCACCCATAACACTGCGATATTCTTGATCAACGTATTCAAAACCACCGTAGTATTGAAGGTTCTTGTCAGCACTCATACTGCAAGCAATCACATCCTCGGTGATGAACAGCTTATAGCCTGCACGATTGTCTAAACCACATACTTCAGGTTTGACCTCCTCGGCACAAGCAATGAATTGTGCAACAGAGTCGTCTACAATGCTGGTCATTTCGTAAAAGTCCATGAGGGTGATTCCTGTGTGGGTTGTTTTGTCTCTGTGATTAAGATGGTAGATCACTCTGAGGAAGGAGTCAAGGGTTTATTTTCAGACAGACAAAAGAAAACCCTCGAAAGAGGGTTTGGGTTAAAGTGAGAATGTTTCTCGATGGTTCGCATGATCATCTCTTAACATCTCTGCACGTAAGTAGATTGCATTGGCTACGTCTTGTCTATAGCAAGGTTCGAGCATGTAGCGGAGTATGGCAGCTTCAATAACATCTGCTTTAGCTAATTGCCATGCCCGGTGTGCATCTAAGGCCGTTGGAAATCTGCCTAAGTGCCTGCTTTTATCAACTGCCCAAAAATCCCTGCACTGTGCAACGTAGGGGTTGACACCTCTACCAGAACAATCTTTCACAGAAACACCAATCGGGTATGAACTGTTTTGTTGGCTGACATTTAAGAGTTTATTGATATGCTGTGGTACAAACACACAAGTGGTAGGGCCATATTCTTTGTTCCCCTTAACTAGTATGTCTTTATCTAGGTCACAACCTTCCCAGTATTGTTTTTCCATCCAAGTCTTGAAGGTGCTTAGGTATTTCCAAGCTAGGTTAACGCTGACTTCTTGATATGTTGGATGCTTCTCTTTACATTTCTCAGAATGACCACGCTCTATCAAACTTCTCCACTTCAAGTAGTAAGGACAGTAAGCACCATTCGTATAGGTAACGTAATCAACATCTTTAATGCCCCAACCATATATGGTTGGCTTCAAAGTTTCTTCCATTTATTTCTCCACGCACTATAAGCCCCTCAAATGAGGGGCTATTTTATTGTGACTGTTTTATCAGTCGTTAGGTTTACGTTCCAACTCTTTTATCTTAGCTTTCAATTCCCTATTCTCCTCATCTAACATCTCGCAGATTTGGGCATACAGATTTCTATCGTCTTGCACTTCCCTCAGTAATACTTCAAGGGAATCATCGTAAGCTACTAGTCGCGTCACCTTGTACTCTGGATCCTCAACAGCCCACAGAACTTCGGTCAAGTCTCTGATGAACAGATGCCGTCCTTCACGATACACTAAATAGCCGAGTGTGGTAGTCATGGTCATTCTCCTAGTTTGCACGCTTAATGCTAGCGAACGCATCAGCGAGACTAGTTTTCAGACGACTTTTTCCATCAACTCTAGTCACGCGGTAGCCACCCTTCGTCTTCACAATTACCCCAAGGAAATTGTTGGAAGCATCGTAGCACCTACGAACGGTGTTCCCAGCTACTGGAGAGAACTGCCCGGTTACTGCTTTAACATTCGCCATGATATTCACCTTTAAGGATGTGGAACTCGCCGTTCCAAGTAACGAATAGAGCCATTTCTATTCGCTTACCTCCGTGGGCGATGACCTACTACCCGTCATCTATTCAGTGCTCCCTTACTCATGACTATAGAGTAGGATATCTCTTACACACCGTCAAGCAAAAAGTGAAATTATTTTCAGATTATTTTAGCTATTGTAAATTAACCCTTTCAAAACAAGGGCTTCCTCGATTCTCCCCAGTGTGATAGCGTAAGCTTTATCCTCTTCTGTCTTGTAATCTTCACCCTCAGCCAGCCACAACCATTTGGAAAAATGCTCTTCCAAGGCTGTTTGTGAAAGATTTATTGCATTGATGCAGTCTAGAAGGGCTTCCGAGTACGAATAGCCATCTTGCATTTGTTCGAAAGCAGCCTTGATATCAGAAACTTTGTTTTCTTCTTGAGTGTTCATTAAAAGCTCCTACGTTTGTGTTGGGTGTGTAAAGCTGGTGACTCATTCTTGTAAGGCTAATGTGACATGTGATCCAATGTGAAAGCAATAGCCTTATGAAAATAAATTCTTTACCTTACCTGCCAAGAAACGAATGCTCCTTCCATTGAACATATCTATTGATTCCCTTATACAGATAGCTTTTCTCTTTGTATAATTTAATAGCTTTCGGAATCAATACACGTTGTGTAAAGCTTTGCCCAGAAGCAATTTCATAAACACTTCCAGCTGTATGTAAGAGAGCGAGTTGTACGCTGTTCATTTTGTCACCTCCGAGGATGTTGACTAAAAATTGTTCTAAGTGGTGCTCAAATTGTTTGTTCATTTGTTTAGTTCTTTGGAATTGTTGAGGGTTGTTTCAATTCGAGTAAGAAGATCGGTCCCGAAATAGTTAGCTGCATCACCATCTTCTATTGCCAACGTAAGCAGCCCAACTAACTCCGCATTCCGCTGCTCGGTAGTTGTCAGTCGATCGATCAGTGCATCTTCTCGGCTTATAGATAGTTCCAAACATGCCTGAGCGGCATCGCGCTCTTCTAACAAAATCAGACCACCGTCAATACCTTCAACGATCTGCTCAAGATCTACGATGTAACTCTGGATCGCACCTACTGGCGAAGTACAGTTTTTATGCTTTTCAGGGACGGATGCCCTCAGCACTCGGTCTTGATTCACCAGCTCTTCCCGCAGCACTGCCAGTTCGGATTGTACTTTATCGTAGTCTGCTTTAGTGACCACATGTATATCTTCTTTCAAATTACATGCCAAATAAACGTTTGCATCACTCATCTCAAATCTCCAATAATTTAGTTTAAAATTCTCTAAAACATTCCAACTATCTTATACCACTCTTGTTTTACAAATTCTACACCTTTTACATAGGGATCACCAGATTTATATTCTAAATACTTAGGTGTAACCCAAGACTGCATCCACTGCTCAAGAGCTGCAACACTGCCTAAATTGCATGCATTAATAGCATCACGCAAGGCTTCAACATAGTCTTCAGAGGTATGTGTTCGGCTTAGGGTGTACTCTAATTGTTTCTTTAGAAGTTCAAGAGGATTTGTCATACATTTCTCCTAGCAATTCTCTTGCTGTTTATTTTTCAAATCACTCATAAGCTCTATGAAACTAAAATCACTTCCCTTATGAACCTTCCTGAGTGCCGACTCTAGCCAATACTCAGCCGTCCCTTGAGCACCATCAAGCTTGTAAATGTAGACATCTTTTAGCAGCTCTTTACTAGTTTCACAGATACATAGTGGTGAATGCTTGACATCAATTACAACATACTCTCCATTGCATTCTGGTTGTCCTTTGGATTGGAGGAGGATAAGTTCGTTTAGTGGAATTTATTCACTGTAGACGCTCCTCTCTAAGATTGTACCAAACAGCCTCTGAACCCCGGCGACCACCGCCCTTCAATATGTGCTCTTGGTCGGCTTCACTTGTGATTCCGTTTCTGCACAAATCATTACCTGTAGGCTTATCTTGGAATATAGCTTCAAAGTATTCTCCTAGCTGATCATAAGCATTATATTCAGATGTCAATAACCAAACGTTCATACTTCAATCTCCTCTTCAATATCATACCCAAATACATTAGCCAAAACATACTCACGACATGCCTTATCAAACCTAAAACGACACTGCTTAAGTTCTTCACGGCACAGTATGTACTCAAGGCTATTATCTAGCGAACTTTTCGACGTTATATAGGCACTTTCTGCATGCCGCAGACGTTCTAGCAGTGATGTAAGGTGATTCATAGGGGTCGTCATTCTGACGCTCCTTGTTGCTCTTTATACACCAGATATTTAAGGTATTGAGCAACATCAAATAGCTGCTCATCGTCTTCTAAATCCATATCAGGGATACAAATGTTCGCTGTTCCAACAGAAGCTGTCATCTCAAAGGCAAGCTTGAGAAGGGCTACTTGCATCTCTTGTTCGTTCATTTCTGAACCCCAATAATCCTAGTCATACGAGCTACACATTCCCACTCATCAAAATCTAGGAAATGATACCCTGAAACTTTACTCCACACAAGCAGAGTTTTATCTTTGATAGATTGATTTGTGTATTCTTCAAAGTCTTTGATGTTCATTTCACCAACTCCTTCGCATAAAACATCGCATCACTCACATTTCCAAATGTCTTAGTAATGTTGTTAAAGATTACTGTCCAAGTGCCGTTGTGTTTGAATGGGAGAATTCCCAATCCGTTCATGGTCATTAGTTCGGTTGAGGTGCTCATTTAGGTTCATCCTTTAAGATTGCAATATCAATAAGACGAACAAGTTCTGTGCTGGCTGTCTTTGGTTCGGCCTGTGCGTCAAAGAATTCCATCCACTCATCTGTAAGCTTGTCAAATGAATATCCAGAAGCTTTAATGAAGGCTTCCCAACGCTCACTGTTCTTAATCTGTTCAGCAGATGGACGCTTCGCTACTGAGACTCGCTTAGGAGTTTTCATACACTCACCTTATTAATTTCCACCAAGATAACTTCAAAGTCTTCATCCATGAACCAATCTTCACCGTAAGCCTCATCAAGCAACTTACAGCAATCCAAACGATTCTTACTGGCGCTGAAAAGCATCACGCCATCAGTTTGCTTGTGATGGCCCATCCAATACTTAGGTGACAGCCCTTGACCTTCTTTCATACCATTCTCTCCTATAATATCCTACATACCATATCTATTTCATTCATTTCAGCGCTTTTAACGCCATGTCTTGTGTGTTGATTATGATGGGTTGAAGGTAAGCTGTCAAGAATTACTTTCTTGGATTTTCAAAAGAAATTTACCAGATTCAAATAGTTTCTCAAACATATCCTTTGGAATTGCACTGATAACACTGACCTCATTCCACTCCTTGGTTTCAGAATCATATTCTTGATAAACAATATCAACATGACCCTCAATCTCATCCCACAAGCGAACGCCTGTACGGTAGAAGTCGAAGTCTTCACAGAACCAAATAACACCATTCTCAACTTTAGACATTCACTTTCTCCTCGTTACTTATAAAGAATTTACATTCCTTTACAGGGTCTTTGACACTCACTTCCATGCAAATCCACGGCTGATGTCTAGGAGCTGCCTCTACCAAATACCTATAGCAAAGCTCCTTTCGTGGGCAGTTTGTGCCAACACACTTACTGAAGACTGACATCATACTCTAACCTCTTCAGGAATTTCACTAAGATACTGTGGATATCCTCCGTGATACTCAACTACATTCTCTGTATAGTCTTCATTTACTTCAAAAGATTTAGCCTCTTGGATATGGTGATTGTTAATCAAGCCAAAGATATCATGTGTAGAAATGCTGTGAGCTTCACAATACAAATCGTTGTCAAGATACAAACCTTCCCAATCGCCAGAGCTGCACCTAACAAGTGTGATATTTTTATATGTGACCATTTAATAACCCTCATCTTCAGATTCATAACGATGTTTATCGTAGTCAGCTTGTATAATTCTAACACAACGACTATCACCACATGTTGCACAAGAAGTATTACCAAACCATGTTGTAGCTTCTTTCCCACAACCTGCATCACATTTGTTAGTGACTGGAATTGAGTGGAATGCTTTATACCACTCTTTGTTTTCTCGCAAGGATTCGTCTAGGGTTGTCATCACACATACTCCACTTTTTCTGTCATCACTTGAGTGACTTTACGTGTCAAATCAGTTTCACCAACATCCACATTTGACCAACCCCAATCATAGCTTGCTGTAAAGCTTACGTCACGATAGATGTCCATCTCTTTATGTTTCATATAAAAGCAAACAAGAGTGTCGCGTTTGTGTGATTCTTCAGTGCGATCAATCTGATTATCTGCATGAAAGTTATTCTCAATGCACCAATCTTCAAACTCACTGTATGTTTCAAAGTAAATGCTCATTTCATTGCCCCCAAATAATCAAAGGTTTGATAATAAACTCTTCTTGCTCATTAAACTTTTTACCAACAAGATGTTTAAGTTTACTTGGTGGGTAGCCTGAACGACGGCAGAATGTTCCGTACCAACTTGTTTTAGCTCCTGTCTGAGAATCAAAGCAACTACCCCAACGCTCGCCAGTTTCTTTATGTACGACCACATAACCGTGAATGTAAGGTTCTGGTTTATTCAGGCTATGAATTTGCACGTAATCTTTCAGCATACCATCCAAACCTGCTGCGTAGTTCTCCTGTCCTTCGTCATCTATGAACAATGCGCTACCTGTCACACAAATACGAGACACCTCGTAGACCTTACCAACAGTCACACCAGACAACTCTTCATTGTAAATACCAAGGTCTGGTTTCTCTGTAAAACTGAATGTTGTTCCGATGTTCATTATTCCTCTTCTCCCAAATCAAATTCAAGCGCTTCAATAATCTTCTCAATATCGTCTGTCACACTATAATCATAGTGTAGCTCTTTCTCCAACAAATGTTTAGCATTTTGGAGGAGAGCGATTGTGTCAAGGATTGTTTGTTTACGTTGGGTCATTATTCTTCTCCATCAAATTCACGATCAATAGCTTCATGTGGACACTTCCCTTCGCAAGCTGCATTCAATCCAATTGAAACAATACTTGGAGGATAACCATCAAGCCCATAAAATTGTTCGATTGCATAGCACAGACCAGATGCACCTGTAGACATATACAGATAATACTGATCACGGTGTTTGATTGCAACTTCTACATTAAACTCACTCATTCTCCAAACCTCCGCAATTCATTAACCAAAACATAACATTTACCGGTAGTTTTGTCCATCCCAAGCACCGTTAGGTGCATCCCCTTACCTAGCTCATCAGGATACGTTCCGACACGAATCACTAGCTCTTTTCCCGCCAACTCTTCCCATTTGAAGATGGAGTTGGCTAGGGTTTCTTTGGTGAATACGGCTACCATTAGTCATATCCCAAGAGAGTAGGTTTGTTTGGATATCGGATATAGCCGTCCGTATGCAAGACTGCACCCTGTTCTTTACACTGCTTTAGAAGGTTGAGTCTGTAAATCAAATCCTTGTTAGAACTATTTTGTTGTAGGTCTGCTTCGGCTTGTTTAATAGCTTCGTCTAATAATGTATTCATATTACACCCATGTTGGTTGATTACGATTCGTCCACTGTACCTTAATCGGTTTCTCTCTGCAAGCCCATTCTGTAAACTTGACACGCAAGTATTCTTGGTAAGCTTTGGTCTGATCAAACAAACCTACTCGCTGATACTCCTCATCCATACACATAGCAAACGGCTCAAGCTCAGCTTTCTTGATATTGCATGGAAGCTTATCTAGTACAGATAATAGCTCAGATGTCTTATGAATCTTTCCTGTGCGGAAGGTGTATTCTGAGCAAAGCGCTTTGAAGTGAGCATAGAGCCATTGGTAATTGGCTGAGGTTGAGCGACACCACTTGATAGAGGGGTGCCCAGAATGCGTG